CAATATGATGAAGTGTATTCTGGAGTATTAGATTCTATGATGAAGAGTTCTAAAGATAATCCCTCTGCAAATAAAGAAAAGTATGAGAAGAAATCAGGTGATATCTAAAAGAAAGTTAATCTCTAATATAGTAGGGTGGCCAGATTATTATATTTCTAAGAGAAGTAGGTTATATAGATACTACCCTAAAAGAAAAGTATGGATGTTATTAAAAGGTACCCTCAATCGGGGTAGGATATACCATATATTAAGAGATAGTAATAAACATAAAAGGATTCAGGCTTCTAGATTGGTAGCCTTAGCTTGGGTACCTAATCCCGAAAATAAACCTCATGTATGTCATAAAGATAATAACCCTTGCAATAATATACATACCAATCTTTATTGGGGTACACAGAAAGAAAATATACAACAGTGTATCAGGGATAATAGATTTAGACCTCAAGGTAAAGTACCCATATCTAGAAAGGATATACTTAATCTTAATAAGGATTATTTAAACGGTGTTACTATAAAGGAACTAAAACAGAAATACAATATAACCCATATTCATAGATACGTTAAAGAAACTAAAAAGAGATATAGATTAGGACATGATAGGGTACGAGAGTTAATTAGGGATAAAGCCAAGGGTTACTCCAATAAAGAATTGGGAGAAAAGTATAAGCTAAGTAAAGCTAGTATTAGTCACTACTTAAATAGAAGTTTATGAAAATAACAAATCAGTTTAAGTCTAAGCTCAAAACTTATTTCATTAAAAGACTTGGAGCTTTTGAATATAAACATGGCTGGATGAAACTCCCAACTTGCCCTTACTGTCATAGGGAATTAAAAATGGGAGTTAATCTTTCCATGTACAGAACTAATTGCTTTAGATGTAATGAGCATCCGAATCCTTCACAATTAGTTATGGATGTTGAGGGATTCGATACTTATCACGAACTTATAAATTTCTTAAACAATGGACAATTCGAAGAACTTGAATTTCACGATGAGAAAATTGAACTTGCAGAAGCTAAGCCTTTGTACTTACCCGATAGTTTTAGACTCCTTAGTATCGGAGATTCACAAATTGCAAGGAGCATTAGAAGCTATGTCAAAGGCCGCGGATTTAGTATCGAAGAGTTATGTAAACATGGAGTTGGTTATGCGACAAAGGAACCTTTCTTCGGATACCTTATTATACCGTTCTATTATCATGGCCAACTCAGGTATTATAATGCCAGAAAGGTTATCGGAAACGGTCCTCGGTATAATAACCCCAACAAAGATATCACAGGCCTTGGAAAAGAGTTTATCATATTTAATTATGACGCATTGGAAATGTACAGATCGGTATTCATTTGCGAAGGGGCACTTAATGCTCTCACACTTGGAGATAGGGGCATTGCCACAATGGGTAAAGCTATTAGTGCCTACCAAGTCAATGAGTTACTTAAATCCTCATGCCAAAGATATATTATATTGTTGGACCCAGATGCCAAAAGGTATGCAGTCAATCTTGCGCTCAAACTTGTTGCCTATAAAAAGGTCAAGGTGGTGTTTTTACCAGACGGTAAAGATGTAAATGATTTGGGGAGGAAACAAACACTCAAGCTAGTATATCAAACAAGGTATCAAAGTTATCAAGAACTCGTTCAAATCAAGAACTCTTTGGAATAAGGATTTCCTATTATATTATATAACTTAAAATATTAATGATATGAAGAAAATAAAAATTGATGGCTCTTACATTTTCCTGGCAGTAGTTCTATCCGTATTCATTTGGATTATGGGTAGTATGACTCCAGTTAGAACTTGGTGCTCTAAACCAAAACCAAAAACGAATATGGTTTTCAGATGTGAAATGGTTGATGGTAAAGTTAGAGATTATACTTTAAACTTACCTGAAGGTGTAAATTGGTATGTTGGTACAAGTAGAGGTTCATATTATGTACAGTTCCAATCACCAGGTATAAATCTTTTTGGTAAGAAAGCTTGGGTAGAGGATAATGAGGGTTGTATTAATGGAGTTTTAGTTTGTAATAGGATAAAATGAGAGAACCCAGCATTCACATTACTAAGTCTCAATTTGAGGAAATATTAAATACCTTAGAGGTAGATAACTTCCCAGTTGAGGCTTTTTTTGTTATTGCTCGTAAATCGGCAATAAATACTAGAGCAGTAGTTGTTTCTAATAAAGGGACAACTAAGAAAGTAAATAACATGTTACTAGCATCCAAAGGGGATGCTGCCTTAGTTGCTGATATTTTATATGCAACCCGTATAAAGTTAAAGCATAGAGGAGTTCGTAAAATAAACGAAAGTAATACAAGGGAATGGGCAAATTGTAAAAAGCTTGCCGAGATATGTAATACCTTCTGTGAAGATTTTAAACTAGATACCCGAGAAGGTTTTATTAAATATATTGAGACAGGCTTAAAGAGGATGACTGATTATAGGAATGTTATGCAAAAGTTGATATCTATGCAGGACAATATTACTAATCAAGTAGATGCTGAAATAGAATTGCAATATTCTGATTCAAAGCTTACTAAAGAGATACATGATTATTTTATAGGTAAGATTGCTAAGGCAACTGGTATATATGAATCTTATGAAAATAAACCAGAGAAGTATGTACACTTTGCAAAGGTAGGGAAATTCTTAAAAGAAGAAGGTTGGGATTATAAGACATTCATTGATGCTCAGTTTGAATCTCTTGCATGGTGTAATGGATTACCAGATATTGCACAGATGTATACGGATAAAGCAATCGAAAGATACAATAAGTATTTATATAAGTATAAGAACAAAAAATCCCTGGAAGAGGAACCTGAAGTTGAAGGTTCTCTCTGGGAAAAGATTAATAATTAAAAACGTAACGTTATGAAAGCTTTAAAATTTTTAGGTAACAGAGTAGAGGATGCAGCTAATGCTTTTATTGATGTCCTCAAGTATTCAGACCAGTCAGTAGATTACCCTGACTTCAACGATATCGAACCTTGGCCGGATGATATTGTTAACATGTTCAAGGATGCTCTGAAGGATAAACCTTTCTCAGAGATTAGTGCTATCTTAATGTATACTCAACAGTCTTCAAGATTTGAACCTATTGCAGAACTTATGTTGGGTATTGGTTTGGTAGAGATGAGACACTACGATAAATTATCTGATTTCTTACAGAAGGCAGACCCATACGAAGAGAATTCAGTTATGGATATTTATCCAAAGGTAGAGGTAGGTTTTTCTCCTGAGAGTGCTTTGAAGATTGCATTAGATTCGGAGATAGAAACTATCGGTCATTACAAGAAGATTATGAATAACGTAGCTTTATACAATGACCGGGCAGATTATGATGACGTGATGTACTTATTGAATAAGTTGGTTGCTGATGAGGAACATCACATTAAACTTCTCAAGGAAGCAATGGGAATGGATAAAGCTACTAAAGGTGTAACGGTAATTATCAAATGAGTAGGATAATAATACAAAACGGAAATATGTGCGAACTTGATTTACCTCTTAAGTTCGCACAGAAACTCTACCAGGAATTTTCGGTTAGACATCCTAATGCTTTCTACTTACGTACAAGGCAAAGAGATATGCAGAACTGGGATGGTAAGATACATTATATAAACAAGCATGGTGAGTTTAAGATAGGTTTTCTTCCGGCAGTATATGAAAAGTGTATTGAGTATGGAATTAAACCTAAAGTTGTAGATATGCGGAAACCTTTACCCAAAGTCAAAAAGGTAGTTACGAAAATAGGTAAGTATAAATTAAGACCAGAACAAGAGAAAGCTGTAAAGGCAATTATATCTAACCAAGTAGGTAACTCTCTCTTTCAGATTGGAGTTTTAGATTATACTGTTAATGCAGGTAAAACTCTTATCATGTCATCCTTATATTTATCTTATAAGAGACAGTTAAAGACTTTGCTAATAACTAATGACTCTGATTGGTTGAATCAAGCTAGAGAAGAGTTTAAGCAATATCTCCCGGGAGAAGATATAACTTTTGTTCAAGGTAAGGTTTTAAACTGGAGTAACTTTACAATTGGTATGGTTCAATCTATTTCTCGAAACATGAGATTCTATCAACAGGAATTATCCAAGATAGATATGGTTTTGGTAGATGAGGCAGACCAAGGTGGAAGTAAACAATATCAGAATGTACTTACTCGGTTATTTAATACCAGAATTCGTATAGGATTATCTGGTACCATTTATATGAGTAAGCTTGCTAAGGATAAAGTTAAGAATATGAACCTTGAATGTTTCTTTGGTAAAGTGATTGCCGAGTTTAAACTTAAGGATTCTATCAAGAAAGGTTACTCAACTAAAACAATCGTAAAGATGGTACCAAGTAGACCTTGGTATGGTAATTGGGAATCCGAGTTTGTAACTTATAAAGACATCTATGATGATTCTATTACCTTGAATAAATATGCCAAGAGAATGGCCTATGCTCGGTTAAAATGGAATATTAACCAAGGTAGATATCCTGCACTTGTAGTATGCAAGCATATTGCACATTGTGAAAATCTATATAAGTTCTTTAAAAAGAAACTGGGCGATGCCTATAATATTGCCTATGTGCATGTTAATACTCCTTCTAAGTTAAGACAACAAATAATGAAGGATTTTAGAGAAGGTAGGATAGATATCCTGGTATCAACCACAATCATTGCTCGAGGTAAAAACTTTCCTAAGCTTAGGTATTTACTTAATGCAGCAAGTATGGATAGCCAGGAAAAATCTATTCAGTTCCTTGGTCGTTTGGTAAGAACTGATGAATCCAAGAATAGGGTATACCTTGATGACCTTCATTATCCTGGAGATTACCTTAGCCGACATGGCAGACATAGGAAACAATATTATCAAAAACAAGAATTGAAAGTTATTCTGTTAGAGAAGCTATGGAAGAATCACCCTATTCATTCTTTATAAGAATACCTTACTTAAGTAGACTTATAAGTACTATGAGTAATTACTTTTCTCCGTAGGAGGAAATAATTACATCCTTATTAGGGACATAGGGCATTAAACATTAATACTTAAAACAATGGAATTAACATTACTAATACCAATAATACTGGGAGTGATTATCGGAATATTCTATCTCTATTCATCTCAGTATGATTATGATGAATATAAATATCAATGTCATCAATGCAAAAGGAAATTCAGAAAGGGCGAATTAAAAGATTTAAGAGGTCCTTGGCATACTAAGGATTGGACCTGTCCACATTGTAAACATATAAATGTAACACTTAAAAGTTATGATTACTAAATTATATAAGAAGCTGGTTGATAAGATAATCGGAGAGGAACTTACTCCTCTCCATGTCTTTAATTGTAGTTCATTAGTATGGGTATCGGATATACAATCTACTCAGGTAATACCCAATGAGTATAAGGTATATTTTGATTTATCTTTCTGTTCAGGGCTACAGGTTAGGGTACTAACTTATACTGACACTCGTTACTCACAACACTTGGGTGATATCAGGAAACTATTTATAAATGCAATTGGACATTCCTACTTACCTCTGTATGAGTCGGAATTGAAGATTGGAAATTCAGTTATAAGACTAACAGAAAAAAAGATAGATGATTAATTATGGCAAAGTATCATTTGTATATAAGAGCAATTCCTGGATATCCTTCTTATTATGCTACAGTTGAAGGAGATATACTTAAAAAGAGAGGTAAGTCTTTTTATAAGCTTACTCCCACTCCAGTTCATAATGGGTATTATACAGTTAAGATAATTCATCGAGTAAAAGTTCATCGATTAATAGCTTTAGCTTTTATACCCAATCCTAATAATTATCCTATTGTATGTCATAAGGATAATAATCCTACAAATAATAAACCAGAGAATCTTTACTGGGGTACTCAATCTCATAACATGCAACAAATGATTAGGGATGGTAGGCAAAGAAAATCCAAGATTGTAAAGTATAAATCACAAGTATTATCTTTACATCATCAGGGGTTTTCCACTCAAGAAATAATAGATTCTTTGGGTATTAGCAAAACCTCAATAAGACGTATAATAACTAATAAGATATGAAAAGAAGTAAGAAACAGGCATTACCAGACCTTACTAAACAAGATATACTTACTCCGATAGACCTAACAAAATTGGGAACTAACGGTGATGTTTGCTTTGGTATTGGGTATGATTTATCTACTAAGGAATGTAAACTATGTGGAGATTCAGAACTATGTGCATTTAAGATGTCACAGAATCTGAACATTACCAGGAAAGAATTAGAACAGAAGAATCAATACAAAGATTTGGATATACTGGAAGATACAGTTGGTATCAAGAAATACATCCGAGGCTTGATTCGGAAAGGGAGAGATAAAAAAGAGATTATCTCAAAGACAGTTGAGAAATTCGAAGTACCAAGAAAACGTATTAGAGAACTTTATCGAGAGTGCAATGAAAAAAATTGAGATGATATGGGCTATGTTCAAGATATATCTTAACAACCCAAATTATTATGTAAGGCAAGAGGATGTTCTTGCTGATTTGTTTATGGAGGGTGAATCTGACCTTAACAGATTCTGTCATTCACTGGGAATTTACCCTCAACGAGGATTAACCTTTGGACAACTTTTAAAACAATGTAATATATTATGAACAAATTTAGATTTATCAAAGTAAGGGAGGTAGTATCTCCCAACAGAGCAAACCCCAATGATGCTGGGTTAGATTTTTATGTACCAACCAATTTATATCCTGAGGATATTCATGACAAGAACGAATTTGATTCAAATGGGTATATTTTAGATATGCCCTTTAATGAAAATTTCGTAAGGCATATATCTTTAAAACCAGGTCATCGTATACTTATCCCATCTGGTATCAAAGGTTTGCTAGAACCTCCTGCATCTATGTTAATGGCAGCAAACAAATCTGGTATAGCTACTAAGAAAGGGTTAATCTTTACTGCCGAGATAGTAGATTCTCTCTATGTTGGAGAGATACACATTGGAGTATATAACACTTCTCAAGAAATTCAGGTTATAGAAGCTGGGAAGAAGCTGGTACAATTTATTCATGTACCCATCTATATCACCGAGCCAGAAGAGATTCAGCAAGAAGAATTCTATACTGAATCTCAAATGTGGGGGACTCGGCAAGATAAGGGATTTGGTTCATCAGGAAATTAATAAGAAAGGAGTATACCTTGGACATCAGGAATATCAAAGAAGAAGTACCACTCACAAGAGAAGGTACTGAGTTACAAGAGATGTATTCTCTTGGAATAGAACAATTTGAAGGCTACAGGCAAATAGAAAAATTGCCAGAAGCCCCATTGGACGTGAATAACCCATATAATCAAGTAATCCTTAAAGATTTTATTGGTAGAGTTATAGAGGAATTGATGGAGGGTTATGAATCTACTTCAGAAGTGGTTAAGATATGTCATAAGTGGGGATGGAATATTGACCAACTTACAGAAGATGAATATACCCAGGTACTCAATCACTTGCAAAATGCAAATGAAGAACAGGTAGATGCCCTGGGATTCTACTTCACTTTATTCTTATTTGCTAACATAGCTCCAGAAGATATACTATCATGGGGAACCAATCATGTAATGGACTACTCAGACTTCAAAGTAAACAACTTGAAGGATGTAATGACTCTGGGAATAGCAATGGTTACCGAAGGTAGTATTGGTTTAGTTAATCGGTTTAACATGATTGATGAAGACCATGAATCTGTAAAAGATTACACTCCAGGATTCAATACTTTAAGTGAAGCATCTCATGAAGAGGAAAAGATATTATTGTTCAATGTAGTTTACGAACTGAACATTGCAAGAAATCTTTTAAAGTGTAGACCATGGAAACAAACCCAGGTAATGACTAAGGAATTAGATTTTCAATATTCTTTGGTAAAGGCTTTCTACCTATATATGGGATTCTTGGGATTACAAGGATTTACTCCAGAAGGGTTATTTAGGTTATTCTTTAAAAAACAACGCCTTAACAGATGGCGTCAAAAATCAAACTACTAATGTCAGGTTGGAACAGGCGATTAGAGGGTCTTCAATCGAATACGGAGGAGACCCTCCACTCTTTAGAGTTTGCAACTTCACAAGAGGCATGGGAGAAATTGAACGAGGCTTTCTTAAGATTAGACCCCGTTCTTTTTGATAAGGGTGCTACTGCAAATAGTGGAGTTGCAGTAGCATACAATGTGTTTATAAAAATACGTAAAGCATGGGTAGACCCAGATTTTGATTATGGTAGGTGTTTTAATTACAAAGAAACTAAGTGGACAAGTTTATTGAATAATTACATAGATTTTAATAAGTTAGACCTCTTACGTAGCAAATTAAGATTCCTGAAGTCAAAGTATAATCAGAATTACAATGTTACGTACATGTTCAATAATCATCATGATAATGGTAAACAATGTCTAATAGCTGCGACTTTTTCAAAACGATTCGGGGAGGACATCCCAGTTATTACAATGGTAGTTCGAGCCTCAGAAATAACCAAGAGGTTAATATTCGACTTCCTATTAATTCAACGGATGGCCGAATACGTATATGGGCCGGACCAGTCAGTACAAATCAACCTATTTGCGACTCAGATGTACGGAAATGTAGAAACTCTTCTGATGTATTCAGCCTATAAACCTTTAAAAAAGGTAATTAAGGGTATTGATAATCCATGGACTAAACGGGTTAAGGAAGTATATAAGAAAATCTTGAACGGTACAGAAAAGGAATGGTCATCATTCAAAGTATTTTTCAGAAGTTTCAAAGTACTACGTCCTGACTTGTATGAATACCAAGCTTTGTTAGCAAAGGACTTGCTATTAGAATATGAAGATATAGAATATCCGGAAAATGTGATATCCTATTCTCAAAGGAAAGCCTATAAGAAGAAACTTTTAAAACAACAAAAGAAATGAGGATATACAGCAATTCGTTTGAGTTAATGTCAGAACTTGGCAGAGAACTCAACAGTTATGGTCAGACTGTAAAACCAAAGACCTATCAGAATAAAAGGATTGAAGGTAATGAGGATTTTATTACAAAAGAACTCATTTGCCAACAATATTGCTTAACTTCACTCGGAGACCCGGTATGGTTATTCGTATTCTCTCATTCAAAGGAATGGGCAGATGCCGAGTTTAAAGAAAGGATTAATACTTCTGAGGTAATTAACCCGGGCAAAGCTTGGGAATTAAGAAAAGACTTATGGGAACAGTTTTTGGTAGATGGTAAATTTGATTATACCTATAACGAAAGGATGGCAATTCTTCCCTATACTATACAATTACTAAGATCAGATTCTGATACTCGTAAAGCGGTATTACCTATATTTAATGGTAATGGTGAAGATGATACTCTTTATTACCATGGTAATAAACGTATACCCTGCTCAATGTATTATGATTTCCTTATTCGTCAAAATGGTAAAGGTGAGAAGGTATTACACATTTGCTATCACCAAAGAAGCTCGGACTTTGCCCAACATTTCGGTAATGATATCTATTTAGCTTGGAGATTAATGGAATACGTAGCTCAAGAAGTAGGGGTAAAGCCTGGGTATTTATATCATACCATAGATTCATTACATATATACAAAAAAGATTGGCATTTCTTATCTTGTAATTTAGAGGATTTGAAAGATGACTACTAAGTATTCAAATATAAAAGGGTACCCTGGATATTATATATCTAAAAGGGGTACCCTTTTTACTTCTCTTAAAAGGGTAGGAGTTAAAGGGAAAGGCCATGGTAGGAAAGGTACTACTACTGTGATTTCTAATACTTGGAGAAAGAGGTTGGTATCATTAACTTCTAATGGGTATTTACAATGTACTTTGTTTAGAAAGAGGTTTTATATACATAGGTTAGTATATGAAGCTTGGATTGGTAATATACCAAATGGGTATGATATTGACCATATAAATGGTATAAAAACTGATAATCGAGTATCAAATTTAAGAATAGTTTCAAGGTCAGAAAATTTGAAACATAATTATGAGTTGGGTTTTAAGGGTTCTAATTATATACATACCTTTTCTGATAAAGAAAGAAAGCTTATAACTGATGATTATAATAAAGATGGGCTCAGTATAAAGAAATTATCCCTTAAATATGGTTATTCTAGATACTTTATTCATCAAGTATTGAAAGGAGTTAGATAATGGAGACACGGTATACAATAATAAGAAACAAAAGGGAGTTAAAGAAACTCATTGCTTGTTGTAAATCAACTGGTTATGCTTGCTGTGACTACGAAACTGATGGTTCACCAATATATAATAAGAGTTTCAAACCAACTATACTCTCAGTATCCTGGATGCCAGGGTTTGGTGCTTCCATTCCTTTAGACCATTTCGAAACAAAAGATTATACATCTCCAGGGTGGAATTGGAAGAAGATGCTAAGGAAATTTGGGGAAGAGGTAATCGAGAATTACGAAATAACCAAGGTTGCATGGAACTGGAAATTTGATGACCAGATAAACCAGAAATATCAAATATTCTATAGAGGTACTTGTTTAGATGGTATGCTTGCAAAATATCTACTAAACGAGGAAAAACCTAATGATTTAAAATCAATGGTAAGAAGGTATTTACCAGAGTATGGTAATTATGAGAAGCAAGATGCTTTCGATAAAATACCTTGGGATAAAAAAGAGTTAGACCCACTTTGCCATTATGGATGTCAAGATACAGATTATACTCTTAGGTTAATGATATTCTTTGAAAAGAAGCTGATTGACCTTGGTTTGTACAGTACCTTCAGGAATTTAATTATGTCTGCATCAAGGGTACTCACTTCAGTAGAGAAGAATGGTTTGTATCTAGATAGAGAGTTCAATAATCAACTACTGGAAACATATAAACCAAAAATAGATGCGGCTAGACAAGCTATATATGATTTGCCAAGAGTAAAGAAATTCGAAAAGAAGTATAACCAAGAAAAGATTGATAAATATATTCAATCTATCGAAGCTGAACTTGAGGAGCTAGATTATAATGATCCAAAAGATAAACGAAAGATTGTATCAAGGGAACAGAAAATCTCAAATATCAAGGCTGGTATATTCACAACTAAAAAGGAACAAGAATTGATAAGACCTATCAATTTGGGTAGTCCAGTTGATTTACCTGCATTGATGTATTCGGAAGAAGGTTTTCATTTTGAGGTAATTAAGAATAATGAATCCGGTAAACCAAGTACAGATGAAGAGACTCTTACTAATCTAAGGTTAACCGTTAAAAAACCAGATTCACCTAAGGCAATTTTCCTTGATAGGCTTCTTGAATTACGAGGTTTAGAGAAGATGTATAAAACCTATATAGAGGGTTGGAATGAAAAAGTTCAAGATGATGATAGATTACATGGAAGATTTCTTATTCATGGGACTACAAGTGGAAGATTATCCTCTGCAGAACCCAATGCTCAACAAATTCCCAAGACATCCGTAGACCCCAATATTAAATTACAATTAAAAGCTCCTAAAGGAACCTTATATATTGCTAGTGATTTTAGCCAGGCAGAATTAAGAATTATGGCTCATCTATCTGGAGATGAAACTTATCTTAATGCTTTTAACTCTGGTCAGGACCCTCACTTAGCAATTGCTGCTACTAAATATCATATGCCCTATGAAGAAGCTCTTAAGATATATGAGGATGAAAATCATCCAGAACATAAGATATGGAAGGTGAGAAGAAAGCAAGCTAAAAAAATTGCTTTTGGACTTATTTATGGAATTGGTGCAAAATTACTAGCAGTAAAACTATCTGACCCAAAATCTGGTATTATAGTTACACCAGAAGAAGCCCAAAAGGAAATGGACATATTCTTTGGTCAACACCCCAAGTTGAAGACCTTCTTGAAGAAACAAGAGAAATTCCTTAGAAAGAATGGGCATCTGGTATCATTATTTGGGAGGAAAAGAAGATTACCCCAAATATATTCAAATGATAAGGGAGAAGAAGCTTATGCTTTGAGATTAGCATTAAATTTTCCTTGCTTATTACCATCATCTCAGGCTCTTAGTAAAACTAAGGGATGGGTAAATTATGAAGATTTAAAAGTTGGTGATGAGATATTGGCATTTAATCGGGATATAGGAGAATCAGAATGGCAAAAGGTTGAAAGGGTAAATGTATTTGATTATGATGGAGATATGATTAGGTTAAAGACAAAACATCTAGACGTACTATCAACTCCAGACCATAGATGGGTAGTTACTAAACCAAATAAAATATCTAAGTTAGATAACACTAAAGTATTAACTTCTGAAGAATTATATAATTCAGATAAGCCTTATGCTATCCCAATAAGAGCTCCTCATAATAATCAAGTGAAAGCTAGATATTCGGATGCTTATGTAGCTTTTTTAGGTTGGTATCTTACTGATGGTCATTTGAAGAATGGTAATATAGTAAGAATATGTCAGAGTAATACTGCAAATCCTCACAAGGTAGATATTATTGATTCTATCATGGAAGAATTAGATGTAGAATTCTCCCGTAGAGAAAAGAGTCAAGTAATATGGGAAATAAGAGACCCAGGATTTGTTTATAAACTTAATAGGTTAGTTCCTGAACGTAAGTTAAATATGAGGTTATTAACTCGATTAACTAACCCTCAATTAAGTATCTTATTAGAGAATATGAGGTTAGGAGATGGTTGGTCGGTATGGGCAACCGGAGATAAAACTCAAGGAGAATTACTCCAGGCTTTGGTAGTACTTTGTAACAACACTTCAAGTATGTATGAATTATCTCATGAAGGTGACCTATCTTATTTTAAAGATAAGAAACCCAGTAAATACGGCCAAGAGTTTGTACGGGCTACTAAAACTAGTTATGGAGTAAAATTTTCTAATTTTAGGAAATCAGTAAACACCAAGAATACTTACAATTCAGAAAATAATCTGACGAAAGAGAAATACGTAGGTAAAGTATGGTGTCCTACTGTAAAATCGGGGGCTTTCTTTACAAGAGTAATCGGTGAAGATAAACGATATAGAACTTTAATTACTGGCAATTGCCAGTCTGCAGCATCTGATATGTGTTTATTTGGAAGTATTCTCATATACTACTTAATGAGACAAGGTAAATTACCCTCTACTAAGTCTGTATGTTTGGTACATGATGCTAATTATCAGATTACTAAACCAGAGAATATTAATATTTGGAGTATATATGAGATGTGGCAAATTTATAGGAACCCATTAACTAAGCCATACTTCGGCTTTCAGATAAATGATGTCACAATGGACATGGAGTTTGTTATTGGTAGGTCAATGGCAGAAGAGTTACCTTTTATTCCGGGTTATGATTATAAGAAAATGTTAGAACCTGATTTCTCAGTAGAAGAATATATGGAAGAACATAAGAAATATAAACACATACCTATTTCAGAGTATAAGAAACGTTTTAACAAACAAATGAAGCAATATGAAAAAGATTTTGAACGGACCCACGGTATGGAGAGCTAAATGCCCCTATTGTGATTGTGAATTCGAATATGATTATTCAGAAGTGGATTCACATACTTTTGCTGATTGTAAATTGGTTAAATGTCCTGGTTGCAATCGGTACCTTCATCATAAAGACAATGCTAAATCCACTACAGAAGTAAAAAGAGAGGATACTATGACAACATAAATAATATAAATTTATGAAACTATGGCAAACGAAGAAGATATTTTGAATGCTAACAGACTATCATCACTAACTTACATGGTAGCTGCTTGCTTAAATTTCTCTATCGAAAATCTTAATCGACAACTAAGGTTATGTAATCTACAATTAGTAGGTAGAGATAAGATGTTATTCAATCGGATTAAAACTCAGATAGAGCAATTACAATCTAATCTCAATATATTAGAGGATTTGGCTTTTGGAGTTATGAAAGATGAAGAGGCAAGATTAGCCTATGAGGATGCTACCCATATCTATTGGGCTTTGTTTATGATACTGGTTGATAGAGGTGGAACCGATAACCTATGCGACTTAAGATTCAAGGCTTTGATTGATAAGATGGCACCCTACAAATCTCTCCTTCATTTGCCTGGTATGGATGTTGCATATAGATGTGCATTCGCTCAAGTATCAAAAGCCATCCAAGATGGTAAATATAGTAAAGAGGATTTTAAGAACCTATTACAATATGAAAACGGAACTGAAGAAACTAAAGGTTAAATTCGAAGGTAGGATATTAGAAATAGATATCCAAAAAGAATTATCTATAAATGAAAATCTCATCAATTCTCAGCTACGAGAATCTCCTTCTAGTTATTATATATTCTGTTCTTTAAGAGATAAGTATATTAAAGAAAGGGATACACTAGCAAGGGAAAAGGACGAAGCTTATTCTTCTGCATGGATTTATATTAAAGAGTCTAACGAAAGATTCAATAATGACTACGTATCACATAAAGCAAACGTAAGTCCTAAATATAAATCCATATATCAAAGATATTTGAAGGCAGTAGAAAAGGCTAACAAGTATATTTCAATCTGTAGAGCTTATGAATCTAGAGAGGGAATACTGAGAACATTGAATGCCAACCTTCGTAAGGAGAAATAAGAACTATAATCAATTACTAACTTTTAAAATATAAGAAATATGAACTATTCATTGACTTTCGTATCTGTAGCAGTAGCCCAGAAATTTAATGAAGAATTGCCCGGTAGTCCAACAGAGAACCGGGTATTGATTTTATCTCCAAAAGAGGTAAATCAAACAAAATCCGGACTCTTTATTCCGGAACAAGTAAAAGAGGGAGTACCCCGTAAGGGAGTAGTAGTAAAATCTGGTATCATCACCGAAGAATATAACACCTATAAGGACTTTGTTGCTATCGGCAGAATTGTTACTTATGGTTTATATGCAGGTAAGGAAATAGAATTTGAAACAGACAAGCTTTCTCCTGCATTGCAACAACTCTTGGAAAAGAACACTCTTACAGTGTTAAGTATGAACGAGGTAATTTATACCGAACCAAACGAGTAATTATCATGATAAAAGACAAAAAGAAAAAGAAAGTATCCTCAGATGGACTTTCTACAAAAGAAAAGATGCTGGCTAGAAAGAAACAGCTGGAATCAAAAGGTAATGGAGGTGGATTCGTATACCCTAAGGAGGGTACTTTAAGGATGAGAATCAAATCTCCGGGTGATGACCAGGAATTGGGTATAGAAGTTATTCAATTCTACTTAGGTGGGGATTTGGGTGGAGTTATATCTCCGGCTACTTTTGATGAACCATGTCCTTTCATGGAGAAATACCAAGAATTGAAAAATTCAAAGGATGACGATGACAAGGAACTTGCAAAAACTTTAGTACCCAGAAGAAAATATGTATTGGGAGGTCCAGTATATGTAGACGAAAAAGGTACTAAGTTTGACTATGATGGCCAGGATAAGGGAGTTCTAGTTCCACGCTCAGTATATCAAGACATCATCGACCTTTACCTTGATGAGGATGAAGCTGGTGATATGACTGACCCGAAAAATGGATATGATATTAAAATCATCCGTTCTGGTTCAGGTAAAATGGATACTACCTATTCTGCTCGTGCTTGTAAACCAACTAAGTTGGATAAGAAATACCAAGGTACAGTAGATTTGGAAGGTATAGTTCGCTCTCAAATCAAATCTTATGATGAACTTGAGGAAATGCTTGCAAAATTCCTCAATGAAGACCATGGAGATGATGACGACGATGCTCCAAAGAAAAAGAAGAAGAAAAAGGGATTACATCGTGACCATTACATGGAAGACGAAAAACCAAAGAAAAAGAGAAAATACAAATCTGATATTTAAGGGTTAGTAAATATGGTTTCATTCGATAAGGTAGTAATTAGATTCATTCGGTTACTACCTTATTTAGTTTAAAGACATTACATTATGGCAAAGAAAACAAAGGTTGGTTTAAAGGTACCAACAGCAAATGAAATGGCAAAGAAATATGGGAGTATGATTAAGTTAGCTTCAGAAGTTACTGATACTGATTTATATATACCCTCAACATTCTTTGCCTTGAACTATTTATTCGGTAAAGGTATTCCATACGGTAAAATTGTAGAGATTGCTGGAGAAGAATCCTCTGGTAAATCTTTGGTGGCTTATAACTTTGCTTATGCTACTCAACAACTTGGTGGTCATGTAATATGGGTAGATGCAGAACAATCTTGGATGAACTCATGGGCAGAGATTAATGGAGTAGACCCTGCAAAGGTAACTATTGTTAATGATACTCGTATAGAATATATTGCAGACGTAGTAGCAGACTTAGCAATATATTTACGTTCTCAGTTAACTCACAATGAACCAATACTCTTAGTAATCGATTCTATTGCAGCAACAGACTGTACGGATAACATTGATGCTAAGATGGTTGATGGTAAGGCAGAAATGGGAGGTAGAGCAAAAGCTCTTTATAAATACTTCAGAATCAGAAGCGAATTATTCTACAAGCTGGGAGTATCTCAGATTTATATCAATCAACTAAGAACGGCTTTAAATGTAGGGTTTGGAAAAGATAATACAACAACTACAGGAGGAGCTGCACTCAAGTTCTATGCTTCAATCCGAGCAGCATTCTATTCAGGTAAATCTGTTACAATTAAACAAAACGGGAAAGATAGAAAGGCGGGTAAGCTGGTAACTATCAGACTTATTAAAAATAAGGTTGCTCCTCCACGACCAACCATTAGTAAATGCCCAGTATATTTCAACCCTAAATTTCATGAAGTAGGCTTTGATAGATGTTATGGTTTAGAAGACGTATTGGTAGATACCGATGTAATAGAAAAAACATCAGGTGGATATAAACTGAAAGGTAAAACTCTTGCAAGGGGAGAGGAAAAATTCCAAAAGCTTCTGGAAGAAGACGATGAACTTCGTAGAAAACTTTTAAGAAAAGCCGGAGTGAATACCATAGGTACTACTAAAAAACAATTGGAGAAGATAGAAATAAACCTTTTCCCAATTGATGGTGTAGAATACGAAAATTATTCAGATTCAGAAGAGGAGGAGGAAGACGATGAGTAAGAAAACAATATTATTGGTTGATGGAGAGAACATTCTCCATCAGTCATTTCACAAGTTCGAAAACCTTAAATCTACCGATGGTAAGCCAAGTGGAGCAATTTTCGGATTCTTCAAATCATTACATATGTATCTTACAAGGTTTGAACCAGATGATGTAGTAATAACCTTTGATAATGGTCATTCACCGGTAAGAGATAAATTGCTTCCTAACTATAAGGGACACAGAAAGAATATATCCGTAGATTATGAATCATTGCAAAATCAAAAGGCAGTTATTATGAAGATATTGGGTATGCTAAGAATTTCTTATATATTCGATAAAAGGAATAAAACTCAATATGAAGGTGATGATTTCTTAGCATACCTTGTTATTAATACCTATCGGGCAGAAAAGGTAATCTTGGTATCATCCGATAAGGATTTCAATCAACTCCTAAACAAGAATGTTAGGATATTGAATCCAAGGAAAGATGAGACAATCAGAGTAGATAACTGCAAAGAATTATTCGGTTATCATTCACATGAAACTGTACAGTACCTTGCAATGGTAGGTGATACTTCGGACGATATACCTGGGTTTAATGGTATAGGTCCAGTAAAAGCAAGGAAGATATTAGATGAGTATGGTACTATATATAAGTTCTTAGAAGCTAAACCCAATAAAGAATACTCAGAAGCTTGGGAAAGGAATCGTAAACTTATTGACTTATTCTGGTTTGTAGGTAATGTACCTTTGGATTCATTGCCCATCAAGAAGAAAAAGGTATTCAAGTATGAGAAATTCAAAGAACTATGTATCGAGTACTCATTAGCATCTTTTTTAACAAATGAATTTATAAAACCTTTTAAAAAGTTACAAGAATGAAGAACGTAAAGATAATGTATGCAGGTCCAAGTGGAGTTGGAAAGACTACACTTGCAGAATTTACTCCTAAGTTGTATCATTATGGTGTATGTGAAGCTCAACCTATGAGATTCATTTCTGGTAGTGTATCCGAATTGATACCTAAAACCAAAGATATGACCCATAAGGAGATGTTGGAAAGGAATCCAAAGGATTTACTTCTTGAAGATTATCAGATTCTAAACCTTCGGAATAAGTTATTCAAAGATGAAGAGGATTTTGTAACAGATAGAAGCTATCTTGATTCGGCAGCTTACTTTTATTACAAACAATCCCAGAATATCCCAAAATGTGAAATGGAACACTTCTTCGAGATGTGCAAAATGTTACTCAATCAACAATGTACTCATCTCATTGTATTAGACTTTACTACTGCCATGATTAAAGAATGGGTCACAGAGGATAATAATAAAAGGATTGAGAACAATTACTTCCAGTTCTTGATATCCTCAATCATGGATAATATGTTGAATATTTGGGGATTCCTTCCGGTAGAAGAAGTTAACGTACTCTATAGAGGTTTGTTCAAAAGACAACTCCTTGAGTATGGTGCTACTAAAGGTACCATCAAATCTTGTTATGGAGAAACAAAAGTTATTCAGATACGAGAGGCTAATATAGATATCCGAAAAGAAATTATTCAAAACTTTATCAATGAGTAAAGAAGTAGTATTTATAGCATTCTCTGACTTGCACATAAATCTATGGGCAAAGTTTAATGAAAACAATAATAGGACCTTGAACTCAATCAAGGTCCTATCTGTTATTGCAGCTCAATGTGAAAAGTACAGATGTCCTGCATTATTCTGTGGAGATTTATTTCATAAACCTGAATCAATAGACCAGGATTTGGCAGTATTTGTAAGGGAACAATTTGAAAGGCTAAACGGATATCATTGGGATATGATATATATCAATGGTAATCATGACCTTAAAAGTGTTAACCGAATAGATAGGATGGGATTTGGTTGGCCTTATGTATTTCATCAAAGGTTTATGACGTGTATAGATGGTGGTAAATATAAACATTCATCTTACGGAGATTACCACATATATGGGGTTCCCTATATTGATAATAATGTGGGTCTAAGTGAATATCTTAAGAAACTTAAACTAGATAAGAATGTTAAGAATATTCTTTTACTACATACGGATTATCCAGGAGCTAAGGATACCGATGGTAGAGAGGTTAATTCAGTAGAAAACCTAAATGTAAATGTTCTGAATAGGTTTGATTTAGTATTATGTGGACATATACACAAACCACAAAGGCTTTCAAAGAAGGTTTATATGATAGGTGCTCCCAATCATCAAAGAAGAACGGACATTGGTTGTAAGTTAGGATACTGGAAAATATATTCAGACCTAAGTATGCAATTCGTACACTTAAAGCAATTCCCAAAATTCATTGATGTAGAATCTGAAGATGAAATTAAGGATGATGGCAATTATTATACCGTTTTACCTAAGAAAACTAGTAACTTAGTAAATACTAACCATAAAATCACTAAGCAACTTTCTAAGAAAGCTCTAGCTAAAAGGTATCTTAAGGAAAAAGGTATAAAAGAAGAAGAGAAGAAGAATCTTCTCATTGATGTACTTAAAAAAGCAGAAGTATGTTGACATTTATGAATATGAACGTTGTAGGATTCTGTTCAATAGAGAACCTACACATACCCTTAAACCCAAGTTGCACCATACTTATCAAGGCACCAAATGGGAAAGGTAAATCAACTATCCTATCGGCATTGGTATGGGCAATATATGGTAAAAACCTAAAGGGTGTATCAGAAGTTACTACCTGGGAAAAGGTAAGACCTAAGGATTATTCCGGAGTAATGGTAGAGGTATACTTTCAGAAAAATGAACATATCTATAAAATCATACGTTGTCAGAAATGTGACATGGTTTTAGAAGATGGTGCTAAAGGTAGGGATAGACTTATATTTCTGAAAGATAACGAGTTAGTGAATGTAAAGGGTAAGAATAAACTCCAGGATGCTATTAATGCAGAACTCGGATTATCTTACACTTTATTCATGAACTCTATAATGTTTGGTCAAGGGATTAAGAGGTTGATACAAGAATCAAATGCTGATAAGAAAAGGGTATTTGAGGAAGTATTTGACCTTGAGTTCTTGAATATAGCTAAGGGTATAGCTATGCAGGATAAAAATAACCTGTTAGCTCAAGCCAATGAAGTAGAACATCAATCAGAGTTACTTAAAAAAGAATTAGAAGCAAATAAGGAGGCTTACTTTGATTTACGTGACAGAGAGAAAGGTTTTAAAGAGAAAATCAAATCAGAACGTATAGAATTAAAGAAAGACCGGGAGAGACTAACTAAGTTACTGATTGAAAAACAGAAGGCACTCAAGGATGAAGTAGAACAAAGTCTTCAAGTCAAGATTAAAAAACATAATACCTATGTAGATACTCTTAAGTCAAAGCTTAAGGATAATCGAATGGTTGCAGAAGGAGTTTCTTTGCCAGAGTTCGTAAAGAAACTCAAGATACAGTTAGATAAGGGCCGCTACAAACGTGCAAAGGCGAGCGTAGATATTATATATGATGCTATTATAAACTCAGATAAACTCAGGGAAGAGTATGAAGATGCGTTAGAAAGATTGGATGAGTTGAGAACTACGAATGAGAAGTATAAGAGACTTCAAAAGGACTGCGATGATATTGCTTCTGATATTGCTTCTATTGACGAGGATTTGGAAAAGCTCAAACAAGAGAAACTTAAGGTTATGTCTCCCAAATATAAAGAGAAACTTAAGGAAATTAGAAAGAATCTTCGTAAGGTAGATGAAGACTACCATAACAAAGAACTGGAGTTAGAGAATTACAATTGGTTAATCAATGACCCTCTTGGGAATAATGGAATCAAGGCATATTTATTCGATTCTTCACTCGATAGGCTTAATCGTACATTAGAAAAGTATTCTCAAGTATTGGGATTCAGGATTGAATTTGGTATAGATTTAGGTACTACTAGAAAAGATTTTTATACTTTGATAGAAAGGGATGGGCAAGTTATTGATTATAATGAGCTAAGTGGTGGTGAACGGCAATTAGTGAATGTTGCAATGGCATTTGCAATGAATGAATCCCTTACTATGTCCAAAGGTATTAACCTTGCATTTCTTGATGAGGTATTTGAATCTTTGAGTTCGGATAATGTAGAGGTAGTTACATCTTTAATCAGACACACTTTTTCAGAAAAGACACTCTTCTTAATTACCCATCTTGATTCACTTCCTCTTAGCAACACTAAAATCCTGCAAGTTGAAAAAGTTAATGGCCTAAGTAGTTACAAGTTACTATAAGGATATATAACTTTAACAAGACAGGAAGATGAACTCAAAAAATAAAGGAAACAGATTCGAAAGAAAAATTGGAGCTTGGTTCACTAAATGGACCGGCTTCAAATTCGAAAGGAACAGGGCAGGTTCAGGAGCTTGGCATTCTAATAAGGATGCCACTTCTGATTTAACCTGTACGGATGAAAGACATGCACATAGATGTAAGATATCAATCGAATGTAAAAATTACAAGGATATTAAATTCGAACATGTACTCTTAGGTAATAAGAGTTGTGATATCCTTAAATTTTGGGAACAGGCAACTAAAGATGCTAAAAGAGCAAACAAGGTACCTATTCTTTGCATGAGATATAATTCAATGCCTTCAGAAGAATTTTTCTTTGTAGTAGGTCTTGAATTAGGGGATATTATGGCTGAGTATGTTACTAGAGTAATGTATATTCAAGTTCCTGGGAATACCCTTATGATTTTTATGGCAAGCGATGTACTAAACGTACCGTACAAGTTAATCCATAAACAAGCTAAGTTAATCATTAAAAGAAGATAATATGAAACGTATCCCTTATTCTTATTGTATATTCTACATAGAACGAAAGTATTATACCACAATAAACCAAGAACTTAAAGAAAAGGGATATAAAAATGTTCGTGCCATTATCCCAACTTTAAATGTCCTAAGGAAAACCATAAAAGGTAAGATGGTATTTGAAGAAGTCCCTATTTTATTTAATTATGGATTCATTAAGATGCCTACGGAATTAGCGTATTCTAGACCATTCCTCAATAAACTAAAACGAAACATTTCTGGAATAAGAACTTGGTTAAAGTCTACAGAGACACTTCATGAAAGGAAGAAGAAAGCTAGAATCGATAACTCTGAAGACTTTGATGATTTTTCTTTAGTAGCTACATGCTCAAGAAAGGATGTTAGAAGGTTTAAGAGAATGGCCAAAGAGAATAAGAAATTTTCGGTAGATGACTTGATGAATGTCTCAATAGGAGACTACATCGTACTAAAGGGTTATCCTTATGAGGGTATTGATGCTACTGTATTAGAGGTAGATTACATCAATAAAATGGTAAAAATGCTTTTATATCCTGAGATGGGTAGAATGGAAGTTTGGTTACCATTCGATAATGTTATTTATAGCGTATATCAAAATTACGACCCAGATAAGTTATATGCCAACTCTCAAGAGTTTGACCCAAATCAAATAACCAGTGAACAAATCGATAGAGTACTAAACATAAAATCAAGGAAAAGGAAATGAACGAGGCTCAGAAAAAAGCATGGGACTGTCTAAAAGATTTAGAACAGAAATCCTTATTCCTTCAATTATCAGAAAACAAATCCTCATGGGAAGCTGGTGAAATTTTAAAATTGTCACATTACAAGTATCTAGAAGTTCGGGAAAGGTCAGAAAAGTTTTTCAGATTATTCTCGGACTTTTTTGAGAAACACTCTTCTCTATTTCGACCAGATTGTCCATGTGAGAGAAGTTTTCAGGATTATATTGAGGGTTGTCTAGAAAGAAGGTTAACAAGAAGAGAGGCAATGGTTTACATTGGTGATTCAGTTCACTTACTCTCTAAAGTAACTAACCGTAACATAGAAAGAAATATGAAACGGTTAAGAGAATCAGAAGATGAGTGGGATAAAGACACTGCTCGTATAGTATTTGAATTTGATAGGTGGAATAACTTTAGGATATTGCCTAAGATGTTACAACAACCATCTGCATTCAAGAGACGGGCAAATAAGAAGGATAAGATATATATCAAGTATCTTCTTAATCGTATCCCAGAATGGATGCACACTAAATTGAGAGAAAGGTTTAAGTACAAAGTAAAACCTGGTAAGAAGAAATACTGGGTATGTTTGATATCAGAAGAATTATATACAGATGGATACCTATTATTGCCTGTAAGACCTTTGCAAGAAGTTATTGATGAATTTAGTAGATTTTATATGTACGTCTTTCCTACTAAGGACGATGCAGATACATTTGGTTTTATGGTATCCAAGTTTATGATTAAAACTGGTAGTGTAAGGCTTGGACAAGGATTCTGGCCTGAATACCGATGCTGCATTGAAAAAGCATTGAACTATAATCAAGTGAACAACATAGAATTCTCTGTTAAGAATTTAGACATGGCCTACAACCCTCATAAAACTAAAAGAAGAAAAAAGGCTAAATCTACCGGAGCCGAACGTATCGATGATACCTCAGCTTTTTATAAAAAAGAATAGAAAAGTATTTTTATTTAAAATATTATTCTTATATTTGCAATGAATTAATGAAAACAACAAATTTAATATAGATATGAGAAAGAAAAAGAATAAACCAGCACCCTCTAAAGAGAAAGCCAGTTTCCTTGGTCATGCAGGAAGAAACATGACCTACAGGGATTTAAAAAGAAAGGCTGTCATATTGGGAATGCCTTTTCCTGATGCCTGTGCTGCAGGGATATTCGATTTAATTGGTTATATCGAAAGGTCAACCAACAAACCAGACAAATCATTAATTGACCAATATGATGATTGGATGGATAAACAATTAGAGAACATAGGTTATTCAAAGGATGACCCATTAAGAAGTTCTAAACTAAGGCTTGGATTTCTCGGAGAAGAAGGAGAAAATGGGAAGAGGAGAAATAAAAGGGTTCCCGGGATAAAGAAGCCAAGAGAAAAAAAGCCACCGAGAGAAAGAGATGAATTTAATCTCATCAAGGGCACAAAGAAATCTTATGTATGGTCATTAGTTTCAAAGGGTTATGATTTGGATAGAGTAACTCGGAGAATGAAAAAGAAATTCCCGGATGCAAATGATAAATCAATAACACTTTGGTTTAGAACTGCAAGGAGGAGCATGAATGGTAAAGTTAAAGGAGAGTAGCAGGGAACCAATAAGGTCAGATAGATATTACATTTGGACTTGGAGACCAGATACTACCAATAAGTATATTACCGAAAAGAAATTATATCGGAAACATCTTACAGGTATACCATACTTTACTAGATACCAAATAAAAAAGACTCTTACTTACATGTATGGAGTTGATGTTCTTCAATATATTCATATTATATCTGGTAGAAAGCTCATTATGCTGGGCATAAGACAATTATCAGATATGAATGGGAAGTTATTAAAACATGGTTCTACTAAATTCTGGTATAAGGGTAAATTGGTTAAGGCCAGAAAATTTATTATACCTGACGAATATAAATTAGATAAACATCGAAGACGAAGGTTCATGGTTCAAATGCACCGGGTCTTTAAAAGTAAAGGGAAGGAGGCATTCAATGAAAGGTACTCACAAAAACTCTATGGACAACGGGAAGGCATATCTCCCCAGTATATCCGGAAGAAGAGAATACAAATCCGTTCTGCTATCTTACAGGATTTACAACAGGCTAAGTCAAGAGGAAAAGAATACATATAATATTCTATCCTTACAGTATCCACCTTTGGTAGGTTCATTGGCCCTCTATCTAAGAAAGAAAATGAATATCCCAATGCAGAAAGTACTATTTATCAAAGCACAGAGGGATATGATAGATATCTTTTATCAAGAATCCTTAAACCATTTGGGATGGGTTCCAGAAGAAAGATATCTGGTAAAAGCTTTAATCTTTCAAGGGTTTGTTCCTGTAAGCAAATATAAGATGCGAAGCAAATATGCCTACATCATGACCAACAGGATGCTAGAAAAAGAATATTGGGTATTTCCCATGAGACTAGCTGATAACTATAAATCAATGCAAAATCCAAAATACAAATTCTATACGGAAGTATTTGGTAAAGCGGGTATTCCAGGTATAACTAAAATTAAATACAGTAATGGAGACTAAAAATAAGGTACCGGAAGTAAAGGTACACCAACCACTAAATCCATTCATGGGTAAAACTTTTAAGGTATTAACCTATAATGATGGTGACCAGGTAATTGATACCGAAACCGTAAAGATAGAATCTCAAGAGGAGTTAAAGACCCTTCTAGGAGAGATAAAACAATATAATTCTGAATATGCTTACCTAAGTAATTCGGAAAAGAAGTATAAGAAACTTATAACAGAGTGATATAACTATTGATTATTAACATTTTAAACATTACGAAAATGGCTAAGAAAAAAGAAACCAAGAAAGAGTTGAAAGAAGTATCTCGTAAAGAGATTAATGGTGCAATCATTATCACCTACGAAGATGGTTCAGTAAAGATTATCCCGGCTCCTATTGTACTTTCGGCAGAAGAAGCAGCAGACCTTTTTGGTTCTGAAGATGCAGATGACGAAGACGAGGACGAAGAAGAGGAAGACGATGAGGACGAAGAAGAGGAAGATGATTCCGATGAGGATGACGATGACTCTGATGAAGACGAGGACGAAGAAGAGGAAGACGATGAGGACGAAGAAGAGGAAGAAGAAGAACTGACCGGTGAAGACCTTGCAGAAATGGACTTCGAAGAACTGGAAGATGTTTGCGACGACAAAGACCTTGAAACTGACCCGGACGACTTCGAAGAAGACGACATCGAAAAACTTCGCAAGGCAATTGCCAAAGAATTGGGTCTCAAACTCCCGGCTGCAAAGAAAGAAGCCAAAGGAAAAAGTAAGAAAGGGAAAAAATAATCTATTACCTTTCAAAGGTTATGAAGGTTGGGCTAAAGCAATAGCCCACCTTTACCAGAAATCTCATTCTATTAATTAAATAAACTAAAGTATTATGGCAACTAAGAAAAAAGAAGACTCTAAGAAAAAGGGTTCAGAGAAAGTAAAGGACGAAGCTAAAGAAGCAAAACGTAAGGCAAGAATGGAAGCATTGAAAAATCGTCCTGCAGAACAACGTCCCAACAGTAAACAGATTGATGTTATCAAAATCAATGAAAAATCCGAAGTTCGCAATTACGGTTATGCCGTAAAGAACAAAGAAGGATATCAGGGAGTAGTGGTAACATCAGTTCTGGTCATCGATGGAAAACCAGCCACAACATCAGTGACCTTCGTTCCCGGTAACTTCACCGTTAAGTCTAAAAAAGGCCACGGTATCATTTGCAATCCGAAGTCTAAGAAAGACAAAGAGGACGCAGAAGATTCCGAAGACTAACGGACTCCCATAGCGAGTACATCGCTAATGGTTTGCATAGTTTATTAGTATTTCAAAAATTATGTTTGGAAGCCAATTGCCTGGGATAGGTAGTTGGCTTTATTTATTTTTATGCCTATGGAATCAGACAAAAAGGATATCAGAAAGAATGTTACTATCCTTGCATTAGATAATCTTATTCAGAATTATACTAATGCACTAGAAGATAAGTATATGGACCCTCCCTTATCAAACGAAGAAAGGGAATTAGCTGATTTAATAATTAAAGAGGCTAAGGAGATGTTAACGGAAATTGCTACAGAAAATACTAACCATATAATACCGAGACCAAAATGGAAATGACAGTAAGAGACATTATTCAAACTCTACAACAGTTAATCAAGGATAGAGACTTCACTATCTATCAATTACAAGTTGCTCAGAGACAAGGTAAGAGAGGATATGCCCAAAAACATGCCATTCATTTAAAGTATGTTAAGAATCGGATTAAAGACCTCTCTGATAAATTAGAGAAGAAACTAAAAGGTACTATCTCTACCGTTAAGTACTGTTATCATAACGGATGTGGTGGATTGGTTACTGTAGAACAAGAATTTGTGAATCTATCTGAACAAGAGATACGAGATATCATGGAAGTTCAGGCCATCATACATAAAATGGATATAACTATCCTAGAAATTAAGGAAATCCCTACCCAGGTTAGGATTATATAACTATGGATAATTACTAAGGAAATTTTAATCCACTTAAAAATTAAAGACATGAAGAAAGACAAGAAGAAGGCTAAACCGGTTAATAAGACTCCGGAGCTTTCAAAAGCAAAAAAGGCATTGGATGCTTATCTTAAAGAAAACAAGTTGGACCCTCAAAAGGACTGGACCAAAGACAAGAAACACGGTAAGAAGGTTACCGAACTTGTTAACAAGCTCAACAAGGAACGGGACAAAGTCGCTGCCGAATATCCTGAAAAGGATTTGAAGAATGAGGCTAAACTCGTTAAGTTGAAAGATAAGAAAGATTCAGAAAAGGCTGAAAAGAAAAAAGAGAAGAAAGAAAAAGCTTCTTCAGGTAGAACGGTAACGAAGTATGATTATCCTCTTATCGATGGTCGGGAAATGACTTCCGATGAAAAGAAAAAATATCGTACTGAACAAAGAAGACTCGCTGCTGGTAAGGCTCCAAAAGAAGAAAAACCGAAAGAGGAGAAAACAAAGAAGATAAAGAAGGAAGAAAAAGAAGAGGTTCCGGTAAAGAAAGACAAAAAGGCCAAAGACAAAAAGAAAAAGAAGGCCGTCAAAGAAGAGGATTAATTCCATAATCGATATAAATATTCGTTAATGATGTAAAGGCCTGAGTATTCCCATAGTACTTGGGCCTTTTTCTTTTTAAATATTAAATACATGGAAGAAAAAGTATATAAACCCAAACTTCGTATCACAACTCTCGAAGAAAATGGCTCCTACATTCAAGATAGATTAGTAGATGCCTATACCGAGATGAATTCAGGTCCTAAGGTACAACATAATGGACCCATAAGAATAGAAGTTACTCTTACTTGTAAACAAGATGTAGAGAACTTTAAGACTTACTTAGATAGATTGGTAGGTAACCTACCTATCAAAGAACAATCCGTAGGCAGAGGTAGACCTTCAACTGGCAGTAAGCAATTAACTGAATCACCCAGAGAAGACATACTGGCAGATGTAGAGAAAATGGTGAATGAAGGAAAGAGCCAACAAGAGATTATTAAGTATCTAAGGGAATTAGGATTTGTCTTTATTCTTACAGAAGACTTTCTTTTTCACTTTCCAGGATTTGAGTTCAATATTAAGGACGTGGGAGAAGCAACGGACAATAAACAATATCCTAATTCGTACTCTTGGATGGCAAGATGTATCAAACGAGCCAAGGACCCCAAAGCAGATAAATTCGACCCAATGGTCATCTTCGGTTTCAGCATCCTTGGTGGACCCTCAAAGAAAATTATTCCATACCTATATAAGGAAAGGAAGAAACCGTTAAGGGCCTCTGTTGGTAAAAAGACCATCTCCTTCTCTCAAGCAGAATTCACCAAGTTCCCCAAATTCATGTTGGAGGAAGAACGATTGAAATTCTCTGCAGAACAAAGACAATTACTTCTCAATCCTGAGAAGAAACCTTCTAAGTTCTTCATGAGATGGTACAAGGATGTAATATTCCCTGATTCAATCAAACAGAAAATCGAGGAAGCTATCTCAAGATAGAACTACACACTACCTCAGTTTATTATAAAAGTATATTATTATATAAAATAAAATGCTTATATTTGTATAACGAAAAATTTAATAAAATGGATTTAGAAACCAAAGGGGTAGTGAAGAACATTGCCAATATTCAAATTGAGGCTCTTACCAATATCCTTAACAACTTGGATAATACAGAACCCGATTTACTCAGAAAGTTATTACAGATAACCAATGACGAGATTAGGGAATCATTAATTGCCCACATCCAGGTTTACAAGGAAATATTGGAAATGCCTCAATTAATAAAAACCTTACCTGAATACCAGTTATTCGTTTGCTCCCATATTCTATTCAAAATGGAAGACGAATGGATACCGGACAATTCTCAAGGAGTATATGGGACATGGGCTTTACTCCAAACGGAAACAAAGAAATTCCATCCGGAACTAACACTAATATTTTAATTTAATTATGGACAAGAACGAATATTTAGAATCAGTTGAATTGAACACTGGAGTTGAAATGATTCCTTGCGAATCATCTAACATTGAAGGATATGGCTACGATTCCAAAAAGAAACAACTTTGGATTGCTTTCAAAAACAACAAAGTTTATCGCTATGATGAGGTACCTCACGAAATCTGCAATGAATTACATTTAGCAGAATCCAAGGGTAAATACGTTTCTTCGAATATCAGGAACAAATTCAAAACCACAGGCTATGAACTCAGGTCTTAGAAAACTACCAATCATAGGGCTAGCAGGATTTATCTTAATCGGGATAGCTTTAGGCTCAAAACCTAAAACTACATCGAGCGAGGCAAATCCTGCTTCGTTTTTGGAAAAGGGTAATCCCACTCCAGAATTGGGATTTAGACCAAGGCCCAAATCACTGAAGGACTCTATTCAAGAGATGGCAAATAAGTTGGGTAAAAGAATCTACGAATATACGGTAGAAATAGAAAGGATTCCAGAGAATCAAATCTACCAGATAAGTAATTCTGGATACCAACAATATGAAGTAACTAGAAAGGGAGTAGGCTATTCCTATACTGCAGTTAAATTCTATACAGATAAGAAACTAACCTACCAGGATGCAATTAAATATGCCGAAAGACATCCAGAACATTGCATACCCATAATTCCTGCACCTAAAGAGAAAAGCGAACTAGATTATTATAACGAGAACATGGATGAATACCTTTCAGACCCAGAGAATGAAATCGATTTTGTACCAGAGATCTTCGACTTCCTAGCTGATTAACCTCAGCTATTGAAAAATAAATAATAAATTTGTTTGCTATTAAAAATAAAGTTCTTATATTTGCAATGTGATAATTAATTAACTATTTAATCATTTTAATATAGACATTATGAAAAAGAATGAAAACAAGGTTGCTAACCTTATCAGTAACAAAGTTGCTCAACAGTTAGAAGGAATTAAGGATGCTACATCCAAGTCTAAAACTCCCAAAGCCAAAAAGACTAAGGCTCAATTGGTAGAAGAATCCAAAGATGCTGCCAAGAAATTTGCCGATGCCAAATTGGTTCCTCTCAAACCTGAAGACCCAACTCCAAAGGGCAAATCCAAAAAAGAACAGGTTATCAAGGAAGTAGAAAAACAACAGAAACCATCCATTATCGAAAAGGTAATCTCGAACCGGGAAGTAAAATACGTATACCCAAAAGATGTTACGGATACTTTGGCCCGGAAGAAATGGAGACAACAAACCCGCAATGAACTTCACAGACTTGAACGGGAAATGTTTCGTATCAAGGACCAAAACTCCAAGGAGTTCAAGAAAGCTGCCAAGGCTTATGAGGACTTTCGTAACAAGGTTCTCAAACCAGAACAAGTTGCATAGTTCTTTATTAACCTAAGTTCCTGGGCTCAGTAGTCTGGGAACTTTTATACATGTAGATAATGGATTACACTATATTCTCCGCAAAGGAGATGTTAAAGCAGGATAAGGAGCTAGTGGAGTTACATAAGAGATGCGTAAAAACCTATCTAGTGCAACGTTCACTAAAGCATGCTAAGATTAAGAAGTTCTTTATTGTATACGACTGGTATATTAATCCCAGTAACGTGAGGAATTTCTTTTTCAGGCCAGTACATTTATTTGTGCAGGCATTACTCTTGGGACAATTAGACGAAATATCAGATTACATAGAAAAAGACAACAATGGTAAGAAACGTAAGAAAAGAAGACATAGAAAAGGTTGAGGTAGAATACATTAAAGGTAAATACCAGTATAAAAAATCCTATGGTACCATCAGTGGAAAGAAACATAAAATCCTTTTCTCTGGTCCAGTAGTTGATTTACAACCTGCCTTAGAGAATATCCGGTCATTGGTAAGAACTCCAGAAAACCGAATCTCAACAGAATCTCGGAGAAAACTAAGGGCTCTTGAAGAAAAGGCTTCCAACCTTAATAACTTCAAGGACCAAGGTATAACCCACATAATCATATACAAATGTTTGGAAATATAGTCAAAGACCTATACATAGGTAAATCCAAGTTGATAATAAAATGTAATCAAAGAGAATTACCGCAAACCACCTTAGTAATGGATGTATTACAACCTACAGGTTTTACTGGTAATATGCCAGATTATGGTACTTATGGTAATTTACTTACTACCGGTGAGTTTGAAATAACCCCTGTGATGCCTAAACATAGACTTTATGTTACGGGTATACCAAAAGGGGCAATCCTTGATAATTTTCGGATTAGAAGGGTTTATTGGTCCTCATACTATGAGGACGATATAAGGGGATACTTATTTCAGATAACTGATGAATATCCTAAGTTGATAATTGCAAAATAAAGTTATATGGAAGCAATAGATTACGTTAAACAGTTTAAACTCGACCAAGAGAATTATGACTTTAAAAGGGAAGAGTTTATTTCCGAACTTGGTAAAGAGTTTCTAGAATATTGCCAAACTACTACCATTGGCATTAACTCGGAGACCAAGCATATATATTACTACCGGTTCAAGGAGATAGTGAAGAATTTCCAAGAAAAGTTCTGGAGTATTTCAAAGCTAAAGATAGGAGAACCATTCTCGGAGAAGTTATGGAATGCCTTCTTTGCAACCCAGGTAGTTCCTTTAAGGAAAAGATTATTCCCCGAAATTCAGAAGTTTATCGAAGAAAGGAAAAGGAATAACCTCGATAAACAAGACAAATTACCATCGGACCGTAAAAAGGGCAATTATGGCAAAAGAAATCCTAGACCTACACGGAAATAAATTTAAGGTAGGAGATTATAAACTTAGCCTTAATATTCCGATAGGTAAATGTGATAAATTAATATTCACCCGGGACCACATCTCGGGTGAAACCTTTAATTTGTTTGTGAAAGGTAAAATCTATAAGGCCTATTTCTATAACCTTAGTATCAATTGCTATGTATGTTATAAACTAGAGCTAATAGGTTATGATGAATCTAAAGATATAAGAAAGGCTTATTTGTATGGCAAAAGAAGATAAAATAGTAAGATTCCCACGTCCTCTGGGTACTACTGCAATGATACTCGAATATCAGAAAAGTGGTAATCCAGAGGATTTGATTAAGGTACAGAATTACCTTATTAATCAATGGCTTTTGGGAAATGGAGTCCTATGTGGAGTGACTTATGATATCAATTCATTCTCTAACAGATTAGGGATTGATACAGAGTATGTACGTATCTTTATGAGAGATAGATTATTATCCTCTAAGATTTGGGATAGAGATAAACAAGAAGAATTACTGCAAGCATTAATGGGAGAACAACTAGCATGGGCCTTAGAGGACCGTATGGAAATATCTCATCAACTTCAGATATTAAGGGATTCCCAGGGAGGTAAATATACTCCATTTATATCCGCTGAGGTAAATAAGACATTGAAGCTTAAACTGGAATCCTCTACATCCTTGCAATCTATTATCCGTAATCTTACAGGAGGCAATACAACCAATATATTCAATCAATTCAATCAACAGAATAACCTTGGTGCCCCAGTAGATACCATCTCTATAGAGGAGGCAAGAACAATTGTATTAGAATCTCAGAAGGTTCTATCTAAGAATGAAGAGGCCAAACTATTGGAAGAGAAGTATGACATCAATAGCCTACCTGAAGTAGTAGCTACCAAGCAAGAAGGAGTAGATACCTCTAAAGAAGGACTTAATCTGAACAAGAAAGAACTTAATCAGATTACGGATAATTATAAGGCTGCAATGGAAGTATCCTCTAAAGAACATCATGAATTGCGTAGGGAGATAGAAATGAGGATTGACCCAGATGAGGAAGACCCAGAAATGGATAGGTACTTGGATGAGGAAATAATAGAAGCAGAAGAAGTTCCTTCAATTGCATCATCATTCCTTAACAAAAGACGATAACTAAAGAGGCTACCTACTATTGGTGGCCTCAGTTGTGTATATACAGATTTGCATATTAAAAATAAAAGAATTATATTTGCATATCAATTTTAAAAATAGACAAAAATATGGAAACATTCAACCAAGAACACAAGGAGACTAAGATTAAGAACATTAATCAGGGTACTTACTTTAGACTCAAACCCTCGGATACTGCACCAGTATGGGTCAGAGGAGAATATAACCGTTTAGCTGGTAAATACTCCTGCTGGAAATTCGATGATACTAATCATGAAAAACTCATGAAAGGTTCTCAAACCGTATATATTAACTTTACATTTTAACAACATGTTCAAATTCTTCAGAAAGAAAAAGAAACTCAGAGTCATCAAATGCTCTGACTTCATTAAGTTAAGACAAGTAGAAGGCTTAGAGAATTGCTATAACATTACTCTTAGCAGTTATCTTCAAACCTTTCAAGGTAGAGTACAAACATTGCTCAATGAGTTTCATATCTATGATGACCGTATCTGGGTAGAGGCTTACAGGGAATATCAACGACATTATAAGGTATATGATAGAGTACCAGACTTATTACTTTATAAGATACCGGTACTATTTGCTATGTCTTATCCGGGTATAGAATCTCGAACGGACAAAGAATTTGCTTTCAGATACTATATACCTGACCAATCATTTTATGAGGGTATGCCCTCTGAGTTCCAGTTGAATCCGGAGATAGAAGATAACTTCAAGAGTATGTATTCTAAGGTATATGGGTATTTACCAGAAGGAAAAGTAACCATAGATGAATACATACAGATTATCAGATTCAATTACTGCAAGAACTGGGATGTGCTTTGGAATAATCCCAAGGCTATTCGTAATTACTTTGATGAATGTATGGATATCATCATGTCCTTCGTAGATGATGAATGTATGGTAACAGTAACTAATATCATTACCAGATGTGCCGAAGAGATGAAAGAGAAATTACAAACCCTCAAAAATAATAGAGATGAACAAATTTAGATTCAAAGTATCTACCATGTTAGAACAGGTAGAAGACGATTACATTAAATTCGTGGGAGATAATTATGGTGTAAACCGAGATGAGTTTCTTAGAGACTTCAGAGCCAAACTTAATCTCGAAAGTCATCATATATCTACAGTACATGCTGAATTAATTGAGTATGAACCAAATCGTATCATTATTCAGACTTCTAAGTATAATACCGTTGCTAAGGAATACAAAGACCATTATCTTTGGATATTTACTAACAAGGGAGACAGGAAGTACGACTGGGACTTAAACAGATTCCGGGCTTTACCTCAGTAATTATTAAATAGTTTATTAATTCTTTTGCAGATATAAGAATAATATTTTATATTTGTATCGAATTAATAAACTATTAAAATTTTATAACTATGCAAACCAAGTATTACTTAACCTTCGAACAGGTAGGAGTCATTAGACGTATTCCAATTAAAGAACAGGACCCCGATATGCAGGGAATCCTAGATGCTTTCACTGAGGCTTTCAGAATAGCCAACGAAATGAGTGACGATGATAAAGTCAATACAATAGACTTAATCAATGCTCTTCAACACTGTGATACTATCTACATTGATACAGTAGAAATCTACGAAGAAGGATTCGAAATGATTGAACAAAAGGTTCCTCTTGGAGATGCAGGCCAATGCGTAAGGACTCTCATACAGATTATCAATTACGAGGAGGCTTTTGACATATCTGCTGACAACCTGGCTCGAGAACTAAGAACCAGTATGAAATTTCATTGGAGACAACTCAACCCCGGTAATTCAGAACCTGACCCAGCTTTCGTAAAACAATTTACCGAAGGGGTTATTGACAAACTTCGAAGAAAACTTTAATCGAACTTCTTAAAGGGCAGTCTAACCCACTGCCTTTTCTTGTGTGTAGAACCTCAGCTATTATAAAATAAAAGTAAGAATATAGTAATATTTAAAATAAAATTCTTATATTTGTAGTGTAATAATTAAACAATAAAAATATGAAAACAACAGCATCCAAATCCTCTATCCAGAACCTGGAAGAGGTACTTCAAAGGTTTATCAATAACAAAAACACTTTCTCTCTTACAGAGGAGGAAAATGAAATGCTAAAGGAAAACCTATTTGAACTACTCAGTAAGGTATACGATAACTACCAACTAGCTTGCATCGATATCAATCAAATCTGGGTATATGAAACTTGCTACTATACTTTCATATTCGAAAGCTTGGTAACAGTAGACAGACTAAGAGAAAATATCATTGCTACTGGCTGCGTACGATTTATGCAAAACTTTACCGATGGTGATGGACAATTTATATCATTCACCAAGCTAGACAGAAACAATTGGATTTATCAACTTAACTTCAGAATATCATGAATGAACAAGAATTAAAAGAACTTGCCTTACAATTGCATAAGGCACAAATACAAGAATATCCCTGGGTCTCAGCAGACCCAGAGGATGCTGAATCCTACATTAGGACTTATGGAGATACTAACGTACACTTGTACTATGATTATTTACTTGCTAATGGAATAGGAGAAGTGGAGGAATAATTATGAAAATCAGAGCTATTTTAGAAACAGAAACCATGGACCCTGACTTCAGGGAACCATTCTTAAATGGAATGCCCATTGATATCACTGAAGCATCTTTTGATAGGATTGTACGATATGCTTCAGGATGTACGGATGTCCAACAACCAGATGTGATTGCTATAGTCATTCAACATGCTTTGGATAATCTAAAAGAATTATCCCAATTATTAGATAACTGTAACGGTACTACACAAATGAGAGTACTTATCCCAGTATCTATCTCTGCCCTTACATTTACCAGACAATATCAGGATACACTTAAGAGGGTACTAAAAGATAAAATTAAGGGAACACTAGATGGCCTACCTCAAGAACAACGTGCTGCACTTCTTAATGAAGTACTCAATGAAACCTTAAACGAAGGTTCTCTTAATGACGATTAACCAGTTGTTTTCATATCTATCCAGGAGGCAGGACTCTAACCTAACTAAGAGCCTGCCTCTACCTCAGTTATATTTGCATATTATTTATTTTATTCTTATCTTTGTAGTGAAATAAAATATATTATTCATTTTAAAATAGACAACAACATGGTTAATCTTTACAAACTCACCAACTTACTTGAATCTGGGATGACCATATTCCAGCTCAATCAATGGAAAAACGAAGGTATCTGGTATCCAATTACCCAATACAAAAAGGAATCAAACGAAATCGAGGTAGTCACCAACGTATTTACTCCTCTATCCGAGGAAAATCCAAGATTCCATATTCAACTATCAGCTAACTATGATACAGAAAAAGCCGAATGGAATCAATTTCTAGAGGATAACCAATGGAAACTTTATCCATTGCTCAGGAATATACTTAATGTATTCTTACCACCACATGAACCCGGATATCGTATCCTATATACATTATACCCTGAAGGTTTCTTATCAGTAATTGCCGAACCATTAAAATCAGAGGAGGCCTAACTATGTCACAGTCAAAAACTTATCTTAAATTTAAAGAGACACGTTCCCAAGAGGACCTTGAAACTCTTAACTCATATCTCAAACGTTTATCAGAAATATCCGATATACTCAATGGAGACGAGGACTTGGATAATGAAACCGAAAACAAACTATATGACGAGGATGAGGATCTTACAGATAAAACAGTCCGGCTAATATTCGGAGACGTATTTTTCGTATTTGCCGGGGAATATAACCTTGACGGGTACGATTCCTGGGAGGATACTATCGAGGACCTAATCGAGGACTTATGTACAACCTATCAAGAATTACATGAAGCCTAATATTATACTTATCTTAGTCATGGGAGGAATTATCCTAATAATGGGTGCATCCTCCCATCCTACTAGTAAAGAACCTTTAACTTATGAGAATACTCATTGCTTAATATTAATAATATGCTAGAACAGTCTAAATTCTTAGTGTCTTTCGATTGCCAAAACGAAAAATTCTGCGAAGAATTAATCATAACCTACAGAACTGAGGAACTAAGGCCATATCTAATATTCCCAAGGGTAAAACTAAATCCCAACCACCTTCATGTATATCATACTAAAAGGATAATCTCGGAACTTATAGGTATGCCATACTCTTCCATCGAAATAGTTGACCTTATAAGGCTTCAGTAGGTAATCAAGGTTATTGCATATTTAAAATATTATTCTTATATTTGCATAAACAATTAAAAAATAGACGTTATGAATGAAGAAAGTAAATTAATCGAATTATTTAAAAAATACCCCGGAATTGCTGCACGCATACGGAGGTCATTTGCTTATCACTACGACCAAATCCAACGGGAAATCGAAGCCGAGGTTGCTACAATTAACAAAGACGATGCTGCAACCATTATTGATTATACTACCGAATACATGGAGGAATCCATGGGTTGGCCTGACCCAGATAACCAAACCAACTTTAATAACCAACTCGCTTAATATTAACCAGGAGGGCTCACTACCCTCCACAAAACTTATAACATTATGACACTAAATTCAACATCAATCCTTGCATCAATCATTGCACAAAACCCATTTCACATTATCTCTATCCAAGGCCAAATGCCTATGTCACATGCTCAAAATACATATGACTTCGAAATTGCCGAGGATGACCCACATTACGATGACATGGTAAACTACTCTGCCGATATGCTCTGGGTATATACCTATGCCGATAAGGAATCCCTGGAACTTGACCTAATGGAAATCCTCCATCAAATGGACTTGCTAAGAGGCTGCGATGACCAATACTTCGATTATAACGTAGACGAAGTAGACATGGTACTCTACGGTGCAACCATTATCCAAGAACAAGAGAAATACAAACCTCTTATCATGGAAAAATTCCAATACTACAAGGATAACTTCGATGAGGAAGAACATGCCGAAATCATCGACTACTATATTAATCTCCTCGAAGAACCAGAAACTCTTTACGAAGGTGCCGAACAAAATATTAACCTTTTCAAATCATTCATCAAATGAGAACCAAACTTATAATCCTAACATCAATTGCCATGGCTCTAGTAGTCATGGCGTTCCCAACTAATAAATTCCAACCTAAAACTGTATGGGAACACTACTGCAAATATACATTGGGAATACATCCATCCCAAGCTACCGAGGACCAATATGATTACTTCCTTGATTGCTGGTCAGGAGATGACGAATATACCTATCTCTATGACTACTACGAGAACAAATACCCAGAATATAATCACCAACTAAAACATTACGGAAAATGAAACTAAGAATCACAACTCTGGTAATCATAGAAAATAACCAAATGGAAAACATATATTATTCACTAGAGGATAACCAAGACAGGGCTTATCAGGACCTTATAGACCAAGTAAATGATACCTACGGTGACGGAGGAGTACTACAATTCAAAACCATGAAAGGTATCAAAAACTACTTCGAATCAATAGCCATAGAAACCCAAGAGCTTACACCAAGCGGATTCAAAACTGCCTTACTAAACAGAGAAACCAAATGAAAAAGAAGAACAAAGACATAATATACATACCAGGCCAAGATACATGGTCTGAACATTTCCCTACTCCAGGTAAACTAAGACCAAGTAACTTCGGACATATGTTCTGTGAACCTAACTCCCAATTCAACAAGCTCCTCCGTACCCAGAACAAACTAAAATCCAAAAGAAAATGATACAACTAACCCTAATATTAATCCTAGCCATAGGGATATCCCATACCCTAATCCGAAATGAAACCAGGTACCTAATAAGAATAAAGTACCCCACCAACAAACAAAAATACCAATACTACCTAACACAATTAATATACCTACTAATCCTAATCATCCTAGAAACCTTAATCCTAAGATACCTCTAACCCAAACAAAAACAAATACATAATAAATAAAGAAAGCCCAGTATAAACAAAATCATACTGGGCCTAACTATGTTACATAACTAAGATACAAATACCCCAATATCACCAATCATATAATCAATATACATATAACTAATTTGAAGGCCTTCCGGGGGTGTTGGGATTAAGGCAAACTTCTAGGCCTAGCCCCCCTATCACTATACATCCACACTACTCCAGAGCTATCTAACACATATGTCTCACAGCCTTTGGTCATTATGACCCATTGCCTAAAAGGCCCACAACTAAGGCCCATATGGGTACCTAAATCCCCTTAATCCTAGACCCCTAATGGCCCTTTATATTAGTATATATTATATAGAAATTGGTTAGGATTAGGCAATAGGATTTGGGGATTAGGCATTAAAATATACCATTCATGGCCATCAAATTTATTGGGATTATATAAAAAATGTAGGCCATTTGGGGTACCTAAAACTAGTAAGTATGTTATTAACGGCCCTTATATTTAGTTAGAAAGAAACTAATAATGGCTAGAAGAGATATGGATTATGTAACTGTTTGATTATTAATAAGTTAAGTAGCCTTAAGACATTATCCATTAAGGGCCTCAGTAGGATTTGCATAAATAAATAAAAAGCATTATATTTGCACTATAAACAATTAAAAATATAAAGATATGAAAACAGTACAATTTAATGCAAACCAAATCCTCAATCGTAATCACCAACCCATTACCCATAACGGGGTAATCATTATGGCCTCTAACATGGTAGTTATCTCTACTGGCCATGACAATTCCATTATCGATGACCCAGAAGGTTACCAAGAATATATCATTCCTATCCTAGAAGCCATTCAAAAGACTTCTATTAAGGTATACCGGTTATATCTTGCTTCGATTACTTCTACGGTTACCGATTATAAAGGTACTCATACCTGGGTCTTCACTACAGACACTACCTATTCCGATGCCGATATCGAATATATCCAGGCTGCCTTATACAATGTATTTTGCGAAAACAATGAAACCTGCGAACCAATCGTAAACTACGTTAACAATACATTTATCATCACCGACATTTATTCCTGCTAATCGCTAACTATGTTACACCCTATAAGCCCAGCCTATCTTAGGTACTGGGCTTTTCTTATGTAGCCTAATTCTAGGCCATCATGGGACTTGCTAAGGCTTACCCATGTCCTAACTATAGACTCATAGGCCTTAGTTCTTTAGGACTCCATACATGGCCCTGGGCATTGGTATAAAAGCCTGCTAGTCACCTAATGGCCTTTATGTATGATAATATACAGATAATAACTACCGGACTGTATGGAGCCTCCAAATTTCTAAAGTGGTACCTATACCAACCCCTTCTATATCCTACCTTATATCCATCAATATACCTATATCTAATGCCCACAACCATGCCCACCTTTCAAACCCCTAAAACCTACTTGCATAAAATTCTCACGAAATTATTAAAAAATAATTCTTGAAAAATTTCTCAAAAAAAAATCTCAAAATGTTTTGCAGATTAAAATATATTTCTTATTTTTGTATTGTTGAAAAAGCAAAGAGATATTTAAAATTTTGATTAACAATTTTTAAAAAGAAAATTCTCTAAAAATTTTGCTGATTAAAAATTAAATTGTATCTTTGTAATGTAATCAAAAAGAGATGTTTGACATATTGAAACAATATAAAATTAATTTATTCCTTTTCTCTTTTTCTTATAAATCTTTTAGTTTTATAGAGAAAGGATATAATAAAATAAACATAAAAACTAAAAGTATTTTATTATGGAAGAATTAAAAAATGTAGTAGTAGAAAAAGAAGTTGCTAACAACAAAGTAAACAAAGTTAGTGTAAATAAAGCAAAAGCGCAAGCAAAAGCAAATAGCACTATTAAATTATCAGTTGATAGTATTTTTAAAAGTCTAAATGAAAAAACTAACGGACTTTTAAAAACTTCTTTAGGGAAAAAGACCGAAATTTATATTGAAAGTCTTTTTGCAGAGTTGAACGAAAAGCAAAAGAAAGCGTATCGAAAAAAATTAAGAAACACTACTTTTTCTTTGCTTGATTCGATTTGCAAAGCGAAAGAAGAAAAGAAACAAAATGAACTAAAAACACTTGTTTCTGCATTTACAGAATTTTATAAGCAAGTCTACAAAGTGAATGATTTTTCATTTGCAAGTATTGCAAGCGAAAATACAAAGGACACAAAAAAAGAAGTTCTAACAAAAGGTTTACAAATAGTCAAAAATTTCAAGTAATTAAATGATATGCTATTAAATGTATTTTTATTTGTTGGTGTAATTTGGGTATTAATTCAGATTATCAAAGATATAAAAGATTTTTTAAAGAACTTATAAACTAAATAAAAAGTAAGGGAAAGCAAAATAAATGTTTGTCCCTTACTTTTTATTTTTGAATGTTAATTTTAACGTAACCGTACCCCGTTTTTAGTACCACACCAAAATCGCTCCTCGCTTAAAGAGGTACCCCGATTATCCCACAAACCACACAACACACAAAGAAGCCAGAGAATAAAAACATCCCTGGCATCTCAATCCCTATAAAATGGTATCCAATATCTTCTTAACCCTATCCTTCCCTAAGACCCTCCTACCATTCCTTATCTCATAGAAGAAAGTATAATACATATCAAGTTCTTCCATCCAAATTCTATCTCCTCCCTCCAATAATGGTTCTATTCTCATCATATCCTCAGGATTAATCCATAACCGATACCAAACCCTATTACCTTCAGAACATCTTAGGATTCTCTTATGGTCATCATCCCTTATCGCTGTTACCTTTACCATATCCTTTAAACATTTCTTGATTCAACCTAAATCCAGGCCTAGATATAATCATCCTCTGGATATCATGTATCTTAATTGCCATCTCATCCATTTCCATCGGATGGTTGATAGGTAATTCTAAAAATCTATTCCAAATTTCCTCAGTAAGTCTAAGGATTGCCTCTTCCTCTTGGGTAAACTTTGCTAAATCTATATCTTCCATAACTTAATAAATTATAGGTTCATCTTCGGTAATGGGAGGGAGATTAACTCCCTCTCTTTTAATTCTCTCTAAATCTTCCAGGGCACACTCTAGTATTTTAATACGTTCAGCATTATAATCTTTAGATACTGGAAACCAAAATGCTGTATGGAACAGGTATTTGTATCCCTTTAACCTTTTCATAGGTACCCTAAAATATATTCTGCCATTTACATCAAGAGTATCATCCTTAATACTTTCGATTATGTGATGGGAATAACCAAAGTATACATGGGTAAGGTTAAACCTTTGTGGGGTAAACCAAGGTTTAATTACTTCTTGCCAAAGTTTCTTATCCTCTTCTATAAAGTCAGCACATAATCCATGAGGTATATTTTGATTCCTTAACCTTTTAGTGATTACCATTTCGATTAAAGCCTTTACCTGGGGATAATACTCCCTTATCCTATCCTCAATTACCATGTTCTCATAGAGATTATAATCGATTGCAGTGGACGTAGGCCCTTCCATTCTTCTCTAATTTTCTTTCAAACCATTGGCAGGTAATACATCTTGGACTTCCTACCATTACTTCTGTCTCTCCCTTGATTACTGGGCAAGGATTGGTAAGCTTCTTTTGCCTACCAACCTTCTTAGTCTTAATCTCTCGGTTCATGTTTCTTTTCTATATAAGTTATTATAAAGTATATCGGAAATAGTGGCATAATTAACCAGATAGTTAGGAATAGGAATCCCGGTCTAGTTAATCGGTGCATTGAGCATATCACTCTGGTCATAAACCAGGCAGGTATAATACAGATAGCATATATTATACCCAAGATAATCCATAGAGTCATTGTTCAAAGTATTTATTTACGATTTTGGATATCTTCTTATCTAACTCTACGATTAATTCACTGAAGTCTTTGTCCTTCATATCCTTAATCTTTGATTCGATTAAGTCCAGGTTTCTCTTGATTGAGAAGTAAGATTTGAATGCCTGGTAATCCAATTCCGATTTATCCGATAGAGGTAGGATAACACTTTGCTTACCATCTAATCTGGTATAATTCCCATCTGGTCCGATTGTTCTTGATACCTTTACTTTGTTACTCAGAATTGCAAACCCACCTTTCTTGTCGATAGATTCTACCTTTACTTTCTCCATTAAGGTTTTGCCATCAGAGAAAATTACTTCTTCACCCTCCTTTAGCTTTTTGGTTTCTTTGTTCTTTTTCATATCTTTATTAATTAGTTTATGCAAATATACGAAATTATTTATTATCTGTATAATTTTGAATCATAAATTTTAAATCCTCTGAGGTAAAGGATTTGCGACTTAAGAGTTCCATAAGTTCTACAGGAGTAAGGATTATTCCATTTGGAGTAAAAAGTCCTCTAGAGTGTTCTGGAATTATGCCCTGGAATCCCCAATTGTTATACGAGTTAATAATCATGGAATTATCTCTGGTGAGCATAGCAATGTAATTTTCTGAAGTTTTAATACGTTCTCTTCTGAAAGTACCAACTTCTATCCATAAGGAATTAAGATGGATAGTGTAATGACGATAATCCGGAGTGATTAATGGGAGGATTTCCATCGAGAAATCTTCTCTTATCTTATCATCTTCTTCTTTAATGTTATGCCAGAAAGCACAATGAAAGCAAAGTTGTTTGGCTTCCATTATTTTAGGGATTGCCCTAGATAATTCGTACTGATGCAAGTCGATAGGTTCATTGCATAGGTGACATTTTTCAGTTTCCATATTTCTACATTATTAAATTATATAGGATAATAGAACCTAAAGAACCATCCCAAGCAGGGTATTCAGCAATACTTTCTAATCTTTAATGAACTTTAAAATATAACGTTATGGATAAGTTAACTAATGAAATGATTGTGGCTCTAGCCAATGATTTGGGACTAGAACCAGCCTTGCTTAAAGCAGTACAACTGGTAGAAGCAGCAGGCAGAGATGGATTTTTAGTAGATGGTAGACCTCAAATTCTATTCGAAGGTCACATTATGTACAAGGAAATCAAGAACAAATTCGGTTTGGACAAGGCAGTTGCTGCTCAAAAGAGTTATCCTACCATTTGTTTCCCGAAATGGGACAAATCTAAGTATCTTGGTGGAGCTCATGAGTACAAAAGACTCGAAATTGCCAAGAAAATTGATGAAGAATGTGCTCTAAAGTCAGCTTCTTGGGGAATGTTTCAGATTATGGGCTTCAATTTTGCCTATTGTGGGTGTAAAAATGTCTTTGATTTCGTCAAAAAGATGGAAGAATCTCATGCTTCTCAGCTGAAATTGATGTATTATTACATGAATAATACCAGTTGTTTGAAGAACTTGAAGGAACATGACTGGGCAGGCTTTGCTCGGAAGTATAATGGTCCTGGTTATGCTGAAAATGCCTATGACCAGAAGTTAAAAAACGCTTACGAAAACTTTAAAGATAAGATATAATGAAGGTAATCTACAACAAATTTATACCTTTCAAAGGGTATAAAGCCATGAATTTATTCGGCATCGTCTTCGTAAGAAAAGGTGCCAAGTTTGATGCCTATGATTACAACCATGAGAAGATACATCTCAAGCAAATGCAAGAGATGTTGTGGATTTTCTACTACTTGTGGTATGCAATCGAGTACCTAATCATCATGTTCTTTGCTAAATGGAACAAACAAAGCGAAAGATATCATGATGTAAGCTTTGAAGAAGAAGCCCATAACAATGACCATAACCTGGATTATACTAAGGTTAGGAAACATTATGCCTGGGTTAAATATGTAAAACTAAGAAGTTACAAGAAATGAATGTATTAGGGATTTCAGCAGGGCAAGGAGCTCTGCTGTTCCCCTTTAGGAAGCACCTATTAGGGAATATAGAACCTCGAGGAGTATTTCATACTCCCGGAGAAGAGCAATGGAAAGCTAATTTTGGAGATATACCATTCTACAAGGGATATTGTTTACAGGAGTTTGATGAGAAAATAGATATCATAATCTCTTCTCCAGACTGTGGAGCATCATCCATTATGAGGCTTTCAAAGGTTAAAGAATTGGGTAAACCCAAGGATAACCGGAGTTTAAATCTAGTAATAGAAGGAATTAACTATTACAAGCCTAAGATTTTTCTTATTGAAAACCTGCCTCGTTTACTATCTCTCTTACCCAATGAATACCTTCAGGAAGCCTTTAAAGACTATAAACTTATTTTTCACGAAAGAAGCGTTTCTGACTATGGGAACTCCCAAGTATCAAGGAAGCGTTTAGTTATCGTTGGAATACATAAGAAAACCGGTAAGAAATACTTGAATGCTTTTAATGAAGTATTCCAAGTAAAAACTCCAACAATTACTAGAGAATTGCTCTTTGAGTCTCCTTATGGGAGTAATTATAACATTCCAATTGAAAAGACTTTGGCAATGTATGATTATCGAAAGCTTCCTGCAAAGAAGAATCTAACCGTTAGAAAGATTCAGTTATTGTGGAATAGTGACTTTAAGAATGAAAAGAAATGGCCCATAAAGACTGCTAAGATGAGTACTCTCCCAGGAGTGTATCGATTAGAGTTAGATAAAGCTCCTCTAACTTTAAGACCTGCTGATAGACAGTTCCGACCTGATGGTTACCCTCTTGGGATTTTGGATTTCAAGGCAATTATGGGATTTCCTAAAGCCTACAAGATTTTCATGGATGAAGGCAATTACCTTTACTGGCTTAACAAGGCAAGGTATACCATTGCCAAGGGTTCGGTATATGAGGTAGGGATTTGGTTCAAAAAATGTTTAAAGACCATATCTTAAACAATTTTCGGTGTCTAAGCTTTAGCTTAGATATGCGTATGCGAAAAATATATAAATATAATATACTACGTATATATTTATATATTTTTATGTATGTACGTATAGGATGATATCGATAGAGGAAGACAAAAACCTTTACAAACAATTCGATTCGCTTTGCTCATCGATGATAAGCTGATGGCCATCAGCTTATCAAGTTTAGTGTTACTATTCTACTTTGAAACTTAAAATTTAAACCATTATGAGTATACGATTGATTAGTGCTAAGTACGAAGTTAACCCAGTTAATATCCGTAAGATTTTAAACCTGTTAAGTTCAATTTACAGACAAGTTCCGAAAGTAAGATTTGAAATTATCGAAAACGAAACTCGATATCAATTCAAGTTCGTTATCCTTAAGTCCAGGCTTTCGGTTTTAGAGAAGTATTGGATTAAGAAAAAACTAAAACGATTCATTCAAGATGAAAGTTAAACAATCATTGAAGGACATAATACTCCTTCTGCTACTAGGATTTACTATTTACCTTTGCTTCAGGAATTACAAATTGAATTCGTATATCAGTCAACTTCCTGATTCATCGGTCATTGGCATTCCTGATACAATCAAACTGAAAGAAGAGTTTAAGCCCCAAAAACCTTTTTCCCAGTTAATTGAACCAAGTAGAATCCTTCTCTACGACTTTTATAGAAACAGCAATAGAATGACTAAATCCCCAAGTTCCGATTCAACGGCGGTTGATTCTGACAATTCGGTAAAAGTCAGTAAGAAGGATTCTCTGGTTCAGTTTACTCTAGACAACAACAAGTTAAATATCAGTCTGTTCAATAAGGAGACAGATTCTTATTCAACTAGAATGTTCAATCTAGACTTAGGGAATTACAAATATAACTGGTATGAGGGACAATTAACTCAGAAGAAAATTCGGAGACTAAGTCTTAGTCCTTATGTCTACGGTAAGTACAGACCCTTTAATCAATTGTTCGATATTGGAACTGGCCTTACAATCAAGACTACGAATTTTAATTACAAACTCGGAGTTAATGCTTTCTGTTATCCGAAATACTTTTCAGGTATAAAAGCTGACTTAGAGTTTTCAATTCAATATAACTTTTGATATGGCGAAAAAGATAATCACAGAAAATCACACTTCCCTTAACCGGGAGGAATTAGCAACCCTTGCAAAGGTTTCTAATGATGTTTTCTATTTCAGTCTTTTCACCTATGTGATACACCCAATGAGGGGAAAAGTTAGATTCGAACTTTATCCATACCAAAAATCGGTACTGTATAATTTCGTTAAAGAACGTTTCAATATACTGCTTAAGTTCCGACAGGCTGGTATTACAGAGCTTATTTCTATGTACTGCCTTTGGTTAGCAATGTATCATCCTAACAAGAAGATTAACATTATCTCAATCAAAGACACAACTGCTAAGAAAGTACTTAAGAAGATTAAGTTCATGTACAAGAACCTGCCATGGTATTTACAAACACCGATTATTAATGGTAGAGCTGGAGAATATGGTTCTGCATCTATGATAGAATTTGACAATGGTTCTTTCATAGAATCTATCCCTACATCTTCGGAAGCCGGTCGTTCAGAATCTCTTTCCCTATTGGTTATTGATGAAGCAGCAGTAGTAAGATGGGCAGCTCAGATTTGGGCAGCCGCTTTCCCTACCTTATCAACAGGTGGGGCTGCTATCATCAATTCTACTCCTTATGGAGTTGGTAATTTCTACCACTCTACTTGGGTAGATGCTATTGCCGGAGGGAATCCATTTAATCCACTTCGATTGTATTGGCAAATGCACCCAGAACGAGATATTAATTGGTACAATGAAATGTCTTCTGCTTTGGGAACCAAAAGAACTGCACAGGAAATTGATGGTGACTTCTTGTCATCTGGAAATACAGTCTTCGACCTGTCTGATATCAAGGCAATCGAAGACTGCCTTAGTGATTATCCCTGTATTAAGAAAAGGTTTAATGGTCAGTACAGACAATTCTGCGAACCAGAAGATAACAAGGAATACTTTATTGGTGCCGACGTTTCTACTGGTAGAGCAACTGACTACTCTGCTTTTACTTGCATGGATAAAGCTGGAGAAGAACAAGCAGTATTCAAAGGCAGGCTATCAGTAGATAAGTATGCCAGACTACTTGGAGATACCGGTCAATTATTTAACTTTGCAACTCTTGCTCCGGAATCAAATGATGTTGGATTGGCAGTAACCTCTAAACTTCAAGATGAAGGTTATCCTAAACTGTATTACTACCAAAAGATGCTTAAGAAGAAAGGTAAATCTAGACCCGAGATGGATAAATCTCCTGGATGGTTAACTACTCAAAAGAATCGTTCAGTAATCGTTGAAGGCTTAGAACAAGATATACGAGAAGATAATATCACTTGTAAAGACCCATTCTTTGTTCAAGAAGCCTATACCTTCATATATGATGGTTTGGGTAGGCCAGTTGCAATGGGTAAACATAGAGCTAACAATTCAGCAGTAGATGTAGACCTTGAAGGTGATGTATATTCTGATGACTCCATATTTGGTAAAGCTATATGTAATCACATAAGGAAAGGAAAAACTAACGTAATTGTACAACCAAAATGAAAAAGAAGTTCAACTTTAATTGGAGTTGGTGGAGAAAGAAGGACCCACCTCCAGAACCCTACAAAGAGGAGAAGAAATCAAAACCTTCTACTATCTCTCCTGGTAGAGTTTCAGTCGATGAAGATGAATCTCTTATCAGTTCATTAAAGGGTATTACTGCAATGGTAGACCCTTCTTTTCGTGTTGAAGTAATACCTCTAATTCGAGATTTATATAAAGTAAATCCGGATATGGGAATTGCTTTGCAGGATATGTTTAAGTTAACCAATACTGGTCATACTGTAACATTCCCTAACAATACGGATGATGAAGCAGATAAGATGAGGAAACATCTGGCTGAGAAAACCAAGAAATGGTCAAGGTATACTGCTGGAATAGATGGCTTGGTTAACAAGATGATTGTACAATGTCTTGTTGGCGGAGCTATTTCTGTTGAGGGAGTTCCCGATGAAAAGCTGGAAGGTTTGGATACTATCCTATTCCTTAGACCCGAGAACATTGTATTCAAAAGGGAAAACAATGGAGTATATTCTCCTTATCAAAGGAATAAGAATTACTTCATAAAGCATCAGGATTACATTAAGCTTAACCCAGAGACTTATGTATATGCTGCAATGTATAATGATACCGATGAACCATACGGAATACCACCGTTCATGGCAGCATTGGATTCATTGAAAGGACAACATGATATGAGGGTAAACTTTAAACATATCATGGAAGTCTGCGGTATGGTAGGATTCTTGGAAGCTAAGATGGCTAAACCTGACCAATCTGGTAATGAAAGTGTAAGGCAATATGAAGCTAGACTAGAAAGAAACCTAAGAGACCTAAAAAGAAATCTTAGGGATGGTATGAAAGATGGAATCGTAACTGGTTACATTGATGACCATGAGTTTAAGCTTAACTCTACCACTAAGGAATTAGGTAACATCAAGGAACCTTGGAACATGAATCAGCAATCAGTTGCCAATGGTTTGGGAGTTAATGGTAATCTTATCGGAGTTAGTTCAACAACTGGTGAGGGGGCAACGGGAATAATGCTCTCTAAATTAATCAGCCAGTTAAAGAATCTACAAATGCTTGTAACTTATGTATTAGATTTTCTTTATTCTCTAGAACTGCGCCTGGCTGGCTTTAATAACAAGGGAATAAAGATTCAATGGGGGACTTCAACTATCTCGGATGAAGTTAAAGTTCAACAAGGTCTTCAATACAAGATACAGAATTTGGATTTGTTGTACAAAGCTGGTATCATTAGCCAAGACCAATATGCTTGGGCAATGGGGTATGATTCTCCTGATGAGGATGAACCAAGAGTTTCACTTGAAGACCAGTTTGCTAAAGGTGGTAATTTAGACCCTCAAGAGGGTACTAAGAAGAAACAAAGGCAGAACGATAAGAATCAATCTGCTCGTAGGTCAAGAGATAAAATTAACCCGGCTCCTTCTCGAGGAGACCAAAATACTAAAGCAAGATGAGTAAATTTACAACGAAAAACAAAGAGCATCTTGATTCTATGGTGATTGGGCAAGGTCATACTATAATGGCTGGGTATATCCCAGAATCAGTAGGAGCCCAAGCCTTCTCCGAGAATTATTATAAATGGAAGACTCCAACACCTGACACAATTGCTCAATTTGGATTTTGGGGAGGTGATATAGATTACAATACTTATTATCCTAACCTTGATAAATCTGAACTTACTCCTAAGGACGAAGAATTTATCGAACCGATGTTTAGATTACTTTCAGAAACGATTGTATCTAAAAATTGGAATCCTACTGACTTTAGTCAAAATGGAGTACTAAAGTCATCAATGAAAATGTTACTTGGTCAAACCGTAAACTGCGACCATGAAACAAACATTGGTAATGCAATCGGGGCTGTATCTCAAGTGATGTGGCAAGAATCTTATAAAGATGGACACTTCACTATTCCTGCAGGTATCAATGGTATTCTGAAGATTGATGGTAAGGCAAATCCAAGAATTGCTAGAGGAATCCTTATGGAACCTCCTTCAATCCACAGTAATTCAGTAACTGTACAGTTCAAGTGGGATAAATCTCATCCAGGAATGGAAGATGGTGAATTCTACCAGAAGCTTGGTACCTATGATTCTAAGGGAGAGATGGTACGTAGAATAGTTACTGAGGTAGTTCGTTATTTGGAAACTTCATTAGTATCCCATGGTGCTGATTCATTTGCTCAAAAGATTGGTTCAGATGGTAAAATTGTTAATCCTACTTTTGCAAAAAGAACCTGGGCTTCTTATGAGGAATATAGGGATGACAAGTCTAAACAGTACTTCTTTACTGACTACAAAACAGATCTCTCGGAGTTTCAAGAAAAGGACGATACTCAGGGTTCTTTAATTGATAACCAAGAAAACCAAAATAATAATAATAATAAAGAGAATATGAACAAAGAATTGCAAGAATTTCTTGAAAAGCTTTTCGGGGATAACATGCTATCCCTTGCAGAAGGCAAAGAGATGACTCAGGAAGAAGTTATCTCATGTATTCAAAGCTTGGTATCATCCAAAAACAGTCTTCAGACTACGGTTGATAATCTGACTACAGAGAAATCTTCTCTCACTGAACAGATTACTAATCTGAATGCTGAAGTAGCAAACTTGAAGGAAATGGCAACAGTAGGAAAGAATCACATTGCTTCTCTCCGTGAAAATGCCGTAGGTACTTATAAGAAGTTGATGGGTGACAAAGCCGATGAAACTATCATCACAATGTTGAATGCCGAAACTACTGGCATGGTTACTTTGATTTCTCTCCAGAAAGACTATCAGGCTCGTTTGGAAGAGAAGTTCCCAATGGTATGCGCAAGCTGTGGTTCTCACGATGTAAGCCGTGCTTCTTCAGCTCAGGAATCTGAAGATAAATCAGGAACTCAGACTGAGGATAAATCTAAATTCGTAGAGAAATCTACTTCCGATGTTCTTGATGACATCTACAAGAGTAAGTTCAAATAAAGAAATAATCGATAAATATCACTGTTATGACGAAAATCGTAAACAAAGACCAAGCAATGACTCTCTTTGGGGAAAAAACTCCAAGAGCGGTGATTTACAAAAGTGAATCCCACAAATTGCACCAAGCCTTCAATGTAAAAGAAGGAGAAACAATCGTTCAGGGTATGCCGGTGGCAATTGATGAAACTGGCCTCATATTCCCTTTCAAAGATGCTGCTACTGAAGTATATTTGGGAGTTGCTGTTACTGATAACATCAATCCGGCTTACCGTGCCCAGCATAACTTCCCTGTAGAAGTTACAGTTGCCATGGAAGGTTACATGATTTGTAATTGGGTATCAAATGCTACTCTCACTGCTGGTTATGTAATCCCTTCTGGAGATTTGCTAAATGACCGTTTTGTAAAAGCAAACCAGGGAACCTCAACTCCTTTCATTGCTCTTACTCCGGCAGACGAAGCAAACGAGTTAATCCAAGTACTTATTAAATAAGAAGAAAAATACATTATGGAAAAAGTTGATATTTCAAAACTGAAGAAGGAAGACTTTATCAAAGAACTTCCTCAAATGGTAAGTCAGCTGGATGCTTTCCGTCAGGGAGCCCAGAATAAAAAGCCGGTAGAAGTTACCCTGGGTGAACTTGCTACAGGTAAGTGGGGAATCACAGAAGATGAATTGTTCGAAAAGGTTGGTATCAATCCGAAAATCGATACAATGGAAAACATCTTCACAATGCCTCAGCAAGATGTTCGTTGGATTGTTCCGGAAATCATTCGTTCTGCCATTACTTTGGGTATGCGCCAAGCTCCGTTTTATCCGGAGATTATTGCATCTGACCAGTCTATCAATGGGCTGACTGCTATCATGCCGATGATTAACATGTCCGATGCTGCACCGGCTAAGGTTAACGAGGCAGAAACAATTCCATTGGGAGATGTAAGCTTCGGACAGAAATCAGTTTCTCTGTTTAAAATCGGTAAAGGTTTTAAACTTACTGATGAAGTTCGTAACTACGTTTCTCTCGATGTATTGGCAATCTACCTTCGTGACTTCGGTGTTCAGCTGGGTTATGCAATGGATACATTGGCTATGGACGTTGTTATCAATGGTAATAAACCGGATGGTTCAGAATCTGCTCCGATTATCGGTGTATACGAAACAACCAATGGTATCACATATAAGGACCTTCTCCATATTTGGGTACGTGCTGCTCGTATGGGACGTAACTTTACTACAATGATTGGTGGAGAAGACCAAGCTATCGAAATGTTGAACCTGCCTGAGTTTAAAGACCGTCATTCAGGTACTACTGAAGCTACACTCAACATCAAGTCTCCGGTACCTAAGAATGCCAACTTCTACATCCATCCGGGAACTCCTGACCAAGGCCTTCTGCTGATTGATACATCGGCTGCCTTGATTAAGCTTACTGCTAAGCAGTTGATGTTGGAATCTGAAAGAATCGTTTCCAATCAGACTCAGGCAATCTATGCAAGCTTGACTACTGGCTTCTCTAAGATGTATCAGGATGCTGCACTCATCTTGTCTGCAGATAAGAAGTTCTCTGAAGCTGGATTCCCGGACTTCATGAACATAGACCCGTACTTGATGGTTAACCTAGAGTAAAGCCACCTGGTTTTATTTTACACAGTTCTAATTTCGAATGGGATAGGGTTTTGCGAGGACCCTATCCCTATTTTTAAAACATCTAAAAACTTAGTAGATTATGAGTGAAAAAATAAAAGTAACTGTAGGGGCCAAAGCTTACAGTTTTCATGACCAGTCAACTGGTATCACTATCGCAAGAGGAGAAGAAAGAGAACTTACTCTCCGTCAATTTGGTTCAAAGAAAATCCAAATGGCTTTGAACTCGGGACATCTTCGGATGATTGCTGACAAAAACAAAGTAGAGAAATATTCGGCTAACGATTTGGACAAGCTGGAAAAGAAACTGACGGCTCAGTTTGAAAAGGGTATGGAAGTTGCAAAGATTGCAAAGGCCTATACTCTGGAAGAACTTACTCTCATTGCTGCTCGCCACGAAATCGTAGCCGAGAAGAATGATACTCCGGTAACCCTGGTTCAGGCATTGCTGGAAGAGTTCGAAGAACAATCTAAATAATTCATCATGGAAAATCTAGACTTCGTAGCTACTACGAATGGTCTGGAAGTTTCATTTAGAGTACTAAGCAAAGTCCCAGCCAAGGCCATTTTTGACTGGGACTTTGGTGATGATAAGGGGTCCGCTTACGATGTTAAGCAACCAACTTACACTTATGAAAAGTCCGGATTTTATACAGTAGCACTGAATATCACGAACTCCGATGGACTTAATCTTTCTGCTACCAAATTAGTAATTGTAAATACAGAGGCTGTTACTACATTAACGGACAGTATATATAACCTTATTAATTATTTCATTCCTTCAGAAATCTCCGATGGTATGACCATAGAGGAGAAGGAGATGTACATAACTAAATGGCAATTATATATCCAACCACTAGTAAATCATTGTATTCCTTTGGATAAATATAATGATGAATTAATGTACGAAGCTCTAGAAAACCAATTAATAATGGAATTGGCAGCCTGGGATTATCTAAATGTCAAGCTCCTTAATTTATTAACGAGTACCGGAGAATACCTTAGTCAACTAACATCAACCAAAGAACAAGAGGGGGATGGTAGTTCGAAACCAGAACTTGCCCGAGGTGATAGGATTAAACAAATCACTACTGGGCCTACTGAAGTACAGTACTATGATATGCTTTCAGATTCAACATCTTCATTATGGAAAACATTCTCACAAGCTTTGCAACCTGGAGGTGTCATAGACGAATTAAAACAAAGACTTTGTATGTTAGCTACGAGATTGGAAATCTACTTACCATTCTGTGCACCAGTTAGTAAGTTAGTAGTTCCTCGAGTAGTTGACAGAAGAAGACCTGGTATATTAGATGGACCTAATCCAAGTGTACCAGTAAAAAGAAACGGTAGAACCTTAATCAAGAAAAGATGACCAAGACTCCTCATAGAATGGTAAAGAATCGTTCTTGGGATAGATACAAGAAGATTATCAATGACTTCTTGGATATAGATGCTGGAAGGCAAACTATAACTTGGGCAAAGAGTGTAAATCAACTCCTAAGTCATGGAGAAGATTATATCCCTAAATATTATAATATACCCATCGAGGCTCTCTGTTATTACAATGCCTTTCGAAACTGGCCTATCAATAAAGCCACCATCACAGGAGAACTCGATGATGAGAATCTATCCATACTAGTTACAAAGGCCTATATAGAAAACCTGGGACATCTAACTCCAGAAGGTTATTGGGATTTTAACTGGTCTGAGGATAGGTTCGTAATTAATGGTATTACTTATAAACCTGCAGGAGATACACAAGTTGCCCAGGCCAAAGATGAAGCATTGGTGTTCATGGTCATTCTCAAGAGAGATAGAGATACCAAAATCGAATTTGTAGAATAAAAATGAACGTATATGGCAAAGATGTTACAATTACGATGGACTCGAATTGAAACCCAAAATGGGATTTGGTTCGATAGTAATAGGGTAATCCTACATGGTATATGCGGAATACATGTTGAAATGAAAGGGCAAGGAAATGATATTACAGCCATGCAATCCATGACTGGTGATAAATACGTTTCTTGCTTTCAAGATTATTTCGGAGACCTTTGGGATAAGATAATACCTCATCCAGGTATTGGGCAAACTATGAAGTTCAGAGTCAACAGATTACCAGATTATGCAATAATCAGAGGTGATGTTGAGGATGGCGGAGATGTAGACCCTGATAATCCAGGAATACCCATGAATGCTTTCTGTGGTTCAGAAGGAGAACCATTCAGAGGTAGTGATACTGAACTGTTCTTGGGTAAACAAATGATTAATTAACCCTTAAATATATAAACCTATATGTACGTAAGTAAATATTACACCTGCGAGGAAATTGACCAGCGGTTGTTACAAGGTTACTATGATGACTTAGTGACTGCTGGTTTTGCTGGAACTCTCAATGAATTCTGGGCCTTCATTCTCTCTATTAAGAACAAGGTTGATAAGAGAGAGGGGTATGACTTATCGAAAAACGATTTTACCGACGAACTGAAAAGAAAGTTGGATGGAATCGAAGAGAAAGCCAATTACATCACAAAAGTTTCTCAGTTAGAAAACGACTCTAAGTTTCAAACTGAAGAAGAAGTTAAGAAAACGATTGATGATTTGGTTGACGGTGCTGGTGATGCTCTAGATACTCTTAAAGAGTTGGCAGAAGCATTAGGAAATGACCCCAACTTTGCAACCAATATCACAAATAAACTTACCGACCTTCGTAATGATTTGACTGCTGAGGTTAATCGGGCAAAAGAAAAAGAAGCCGAACTCGGTTCTCAAATTACAGCAGTAAACAATGCTTTACTTAAAGCTGTGGATTTACTCAATGAAAAGATTGATAATATCCGTATTGCTTTGGTAGACAAAATCGATAAGCTGGAAGTTAAGGTTGATAAGAATACTGCTGACATTGCCGACTTGCGTAATGAAACTACTGGTTCATTGGCAGATGCTAAGGCTTATGCTAAAGACCTAGTAGATAAAGAAGCAGAAGCTCGTAAAGCAGGGGATGATAAACTGGTGGAAGATATGCACCAGATGACCACTCTCCACATTCAAGATAAAGCAGAACTTGCTCAGAAGATTGCCGAAGAGGCCCAATTAAGAGAAAACCAGGATGCAAGAATCCGTCAAAGCTTAATTGAGGAAATATCTACTCGTCAATCCGGAGATGCTGCTCTTGAAAGTAAACTTGCTGAAGAGGTTACCAATCGTAAAGCTGCAGATGAAACATTGCAGAACGGTTTGACTAGGGAAGTTGCCGACAGAACTAATGCCGATAATACTCTTCAAACTAATATTGATAAGGAAGCTCAGGCAAGAGAATCTGGAGACCAAGTTCTGAAAGGTCAGATTGATTCAGAAGCAGCAACCCGTACTGCTCAGGACCAAATCCTTGACCAGAAGATTACTGCTCTATCGGATAAGGGAGTTGCTGACAAAGCCGAAGTACTTGCTGCTGTAGAAGCAGAAAAGGAAGCACGTATTGCAGGAGACAATTCCCTTAAAGAAAGTAAGGTGGATAAGAGAGAAGGTTATGCCTTGTCTAAGAATGACCTTACCGATATCTTACTTCAGAAATTGAACGGTATCGAAGAGCATGCAAATTATATTACTCAAGTATCACAATTAGTAAATGATGCTGGGTATCAAACGGAAGCCGATGTAGAGGCTGCAATCGAAAAGATTATCGGTTCTGCACCTGAAGTACTTGACACTCTGGAAGAGATTGCCAAAGCCCTGGGGGATGACCCTAATTTCGCTACAACTATCACTAAGAAGTTGGCAGCAATCACAGAGAAGGTAAATCAAGAAATCGAAGACAGAACTGCTGCAGATACTGATCTCCAAGGAAATATCGATACTGAGATAGCTGAACGTAAAGAAGCCGATGCTGCTCTTAAGACCGAACTTAAAGAGTATGTAGATGCTCAGACTTCTATCGGTGATACTGCATTGAATGTAGTTAAGGATAGCTTGGCTAAAGAAATCCAAGACCGTAAAGATGCCGATACAACCTTGCAATCTAACATTGATAAGGAAGCTAATGATAGAAAAGCTGCAGATGCAACACATACTGAAAACATCGCTACTCTTAATCAAAGAGTATCCGATTTGGCTTTATCTATTCAGGATGCTATCAATACGGTTAAGAATGAACTTACTGCTCAGGTAAATGCTAATACTACAGCAATTGCTACCAATGCAGCTAACATTCAAAAAAACTCAGAAGCAATCACTGCTGTAACCAAAACTGTAGGTGATAACTACAAAGAGGTTAAGGATATGATTAATGAGGAAATTGTAGACCGTACTAACGGTGACAGTAACCTCAGTTCTCGTATTGATACCACGAATATTGCCTTGGGAACCGAACAGGCTGAAAGAAAGGCAGCAGACCAAATCCTTCAAGTAAACCTTGATAAAGAAGTTGGAGACCGTAAGTCGGCAGATGCTGCATTGGAAACTGCTATAGACGGTAAGATTCAAACTTTAACGGCTGAAGTTGGTGGGCAATTAGGTATCCTTACTAATAAGATTAATGAAGAGATAGATAACAGAGGTGGTGCCGACCTTTTATTAGAAAATAAGATTGATTCCTTGAAGACAGAATCTACTGAAAAGGTAGATGAACTCAAAACCAAGGTAGATGCTAACACCGCAGCTATCAACGTAGAAAAGGAAAGAGCTATGGCTAAAGAGGATGCAATCCAGGCAAACTTGAATACGGCTATCGCTAATCACAAAGACGAGGTAAATGCCTTAACTAAGGATATCTCTGATGAGGCTAATGCTCGCATTGCAGGTGATGCTGCTCTCCAGGTAAATATTGATAAAGAGGTAGTTGACCGTAAGAATGCAGATACCCTTATTAATAATGCCTTAGCCCAGGAAGTTTCTGACCGTACTACTGCTATTCAGGGATTGGAATCTAAGAAGGTAGATAAGGTAGATGGTAAAGTACTTTCTTCAAATGACTTTACAGACCTCCTCTTGGTAAAATTGAATGGTGTAGCAGAACATGCTAACTATATTACCAAGGTATCCGAGTTACTGAATGACTCAGGATTCCAGACTGCTGAAGAAGTAGAAGCTGCAATCCAGAAAATCATTGGCTCTGCTCCTGGTGTATTGGATACCTTAGAGGAAATTGCTAAGGCTTTGGGTGATGACCCTAACTTTGCAACTACCATGACTCAGAAACTTACTGAGTTAACTACTAAGCTTGAAACTGAAACTCAAAACCGTATTGATGGTGATGCAGCTTTGGATACTAAGCTTACAACTTTAGGTACTAATCTTACCAAGATAGTAGAGGATTTAAGAACCTATGTTACTGAAACTCGTACTGAACTCTTGGCAAGAGCAAATAACCAGGATGCTCTTATCAATCAGAACTCGGCAAATATCCAGAGAAACTTGGAATTAATCCAAGGTATTCAGAATAACATTTCAGGTTCTTACTTGGAAGTTAAAGCTTTGCTTGAAACCGAGGTAGCTGCACGTAAGGCCGAGATTACTCGAGTAGAAGGTTTGATTACAGAAACTAATCAGGCTCTTACTACTGAAACCGAAGAACGTAAAGCTGCAGATAAAGAACTCCAGGATAATCTGGATGCCGAAGAAGCTGCAAGAGTTGCTGCTGATACTGCACTAGGAGTTCGTATCGATACGGAAACTTCAGAAAGAAAGGCAGCTGATACTACTCTCCAGGGAAATATCGACAAAGAAGCTCGGGCAAGAGAGGCAGAAGATTCTAGGCTAAATGCCCGTATCGACAAGGAAACTACTGACCGAGTTAATGCAGATACGGCATTGGGTACTCGTATTGATAATGAGGAGGATGCAAGGGAAGCTGCAGACACAACTCTTCAGGAAAATATTGATACTGAAGAAACTGAAAGAAAGGCAGCTGATAAGACTTTGCAGGATAACATAGATGCTACCAATGCTCATACTATCAATACTCACAGATTGGATTCAAATCCGGTATTGAATGGTACAGACATTAAGTTGGATGGCTATGAAAAGAATGCAGGTACTACTCCTACAGATTTGGACGTAAAAGCAACAGATACTACTTCGGTTGCCTTTGGTAAAGTACAAAAACGTATCGAAGTAGATAAGGCAGATGCTGATTCTAAATTCAATAAGGTAAAAGCTGCAGTAGGTCTTACCAATGATTTGGGAATGCCAGCTCTTACTGATACGAATTATATGGGCGGTTCAGTAGATGTAGTAGATTCTTTGAAAAAACTTGATGCTCAGTTAGAACCAATTATTATCCCGGCGGCAGCATTCAATATATCTGCTTCGGCAACCTCAGAAGAGATTGCAGCAGTATTTACCGATGAATTGCTTAACGAGATTGCAAATAACACTACACACCGGCCTTATATATTGGTAGATACCGGCAATAATTTCTATCAACAATTCAGATTGAGTTTACAGCTTAGTGGTCCTACTACTGGTGCCATTACTTTGAGATTTATGTATGAATTGGCTGGTATGGAATCCTACAGAGAGTTCAAGAGAACTGCTCAAGGTGCTTGGTCTATCTCTACTGTAAGAGCTGGTAAACTTCTTATTGAAGGAGATGTAGTAAATAACCTAACTGCGGGTGGAACTAAGGTACCATTAAGTGCAGAACAGGGTAAAGCTTTGAAGGCTTTGATTGATGGTCTTGGTTCAGATACAGGAGACCTTGAAACTGAACTCAAGGAATTAATCCAAACTACTAAGACGGCTTTAGAGGCTTCAATATCTACAGAAGTTCAAAATCGAAAAGATGCTGATACTGCCTTAGATACGAAGTTAACTACGGCTATCAATAAGGAAGTTCAGGATAGAACTGCTGCTGATACTGCATTGGGTACTCGAATTGATACTGAGGTAACTGCAAGAACAGAAGCAGATGCTGCCCTGAAAACTGAATTAACCGAGGATATACAAGGAGTTCAAGATGCCCTAGATGCTTTTATTGCAACTAAGGCACAAGCTAGTGGATTAGCTTCTCTGGATGAAAATGGTAAAGTACCTGCTGAACAATTACCTTCATATGTAGATGATGTAATTGATGTATATGCAACCTACGATAAGTCTCCTACTGGAGATCTTTCTAATATAGCTCTCTTTTCAGATGCTGACCATAATACACCAATAACTGGAGAGGCAGGAAAGATTTATCAGAATGTAACTACTGGAGAACCTGGTTATCAATTTAGATGGACTGGTACTACTTGGTCTCTGATTGTTTCTGGTGGAGTAGTAATTGGAGAGATTACCGGTACTGCCTATGATGGAGCAAAAGGTAAAACCACTACGGATAATCTTAATGCTCTTAAAGCTTTTAATCCTATACGATTAACCAATATTGTTACGGATACTTCTAAAGCTACAATCAATTATGAAAAGTCCGATGGTACAGGTATTCAAGGATTAGATATCCCTGCTGCTAATTCTACCAAAGCCGGTATGATGACTGCTGCAGATAAGGTTAAACTTGACACTACTTTACCTAATCAAATTGCCGCAGAAACTGCTGCAAGGGAAGCTGCCATCAATGCTGTTCAAGGAGAGATTGCCAATGATATAGCTCAGGAAGTAGTAGATAGAAATGAGGCTATTGCAACGGCTAAAGCTGAATTAACTACGGCTATCAATAAAGAGATATCTGATAGAAAGGCAGCCGATACAGCTAATTTCAAAGAGCTAGAAGACGCAATGACTTTTGTTGTAGATAGTCTAGAAGGAAGAATCCAGGCTACTGATGGTAACTTGGCTAAAGAAGTCCAGGATAGAAAAGGTGAGATTACCAGAGTAGAGAAGTTAATCTCCGATGAGGCTGCAACCAGAGCTCAAGCAGATACCAACGTAAATGCTAAAGTAGACTCTCATATTGGTAATAAAGCTAATCCACATGAAGTAACTAAAGCTCAAGTAGGATTGGGTAATGTTAACAATACATCAGATGCAGATAAACCCGTATCTACTGCTCAGGCAACTGCCATTGCAGAAGCTAAGGCTGCAGGTACTCTTGCTCAAACAAACTTAACTACTCACTTACAGGATAAATCAAATCCTCACCAGGTAACCAGAGACCAACTGGGAATGGGTATTACTTCTGAAATTATCTTCAAGAAGGTATCTGCTCCTTCTGGGTTATGGAAGGAATCAGATGAAAGACTTAAATCATTCATCAAACCTTTGGAACATACTCTTGATGAGATTTGCTCTATACCTACCGATTCATTCATAATTCGAGGTAGTCATGATATAGGTACTATTGCTCAGGCAATCGAAAAACATTTCCCAGAATTAGTTTCTGAGAATACGGTTAAACCTGAAACTGTACCTAATCCCGAAGCCTTCGAAACAATCGAAAAGGATGGAGAAACCTATGTAGTGGTTAAAGAGGTAGATTATTCTAAGATGTCGGTTCTGGCAATCGAAGGTATCAAACTTCTGAAGGCAAGAATCGAAGAATTGGAAAAGAAACTTTTATTCACAAACTTGGATTAATATGGGAGAGATAGCAACTTGGAGTGCTGTCAAAACTAAAGTAGGCCTTGGTAAGGATTCAAATGAATGCCCTACCAAGGCTGAATTGTTAGCACTCTCTCCTACAGGAACGGGAGAATCTTACATAGGCTTGGAAATCTCCAATGCTAGTTCCTATGGTAATAATGAAACCGTACAGCTCAATGATATACATAAGGTAACTTATAAGTATACTTTTACAGCTCAGAATACAACTCTTAGTTTTCCAAAAGAAGGAGGTACATCTACTCAAGTAGGTATTTATGTAACTTCTACAAAAACTAAGTATTTAGATGGTTCTGCAACTTCTGAAGTTCAAAATGTAAATTACTCTGAACCTAATTGGCCCTCTTGGATTATTGGTCAAGGCCCACTAGTAGCTTCTGAAAATACCACAACCGAATCTCGTAGTGCTACCGTAGTATATACCCAATCTGAGTCTGGTAAACAGATATCAGTAAGTTTATTTCAGGCTGCTGGAGTTGAAACTTGGGAATATACATTTACTGCAGGTAATACTGTATTAAACTTTCCTGCAGCAGGTGGAGCTAGTACTCCAAATTCAATAGGTATTACTTCTACTAAGCAAAGATACATTAATGGTAAATTATATGGTAGTCCAGTATCTGTAGGATACACTAGACAATCTGAAGAGGATTGGGAACATAATGTTCAGGGTAGTAGTTGGCAAGCCGATGAGAATAAATCCGAATCTTCTCGGAGTCGTACTGTAGATTATATTCAAGCTGAATCAGGTAAGAAGGTAACCATTACTTATAATCAGGCAGCAGGTGTAAAAAGTTATAATAATAACGTAGTAATTACTGAACCCGATTGGGAGAATTTAGATATCCCTGCTTCTGGTGGAGCATGGAATAGACCAGTATTAACTATTTCTCAAACCTGGGGATGGAATGGAGATGTTACTAATGGAGGAAACTATGAAGTTTCAGGTCCTTCTTATTATGATTTTGCGACTGGTGGAGTAACTAATAAACCTAGTTTAGGTACTACTCAAGCTAATAGAACTAAAGTAGCTGAAGTTAAGGTTTGGGTAAGTTTTAATAAAACTACTAATCAATTAGTACCTAAAGACTCAGATAATAGAACGTCTTATTCAAAAAAGACTTATCAAGTATATCAGGCTGCTAACCAAATTGAAAGTACAACTCAAGGTGCATGGGAAGTTTCCATTTCTGCGAATCCCAGTACCTTTACCGAACAAGGTGGTACATCACAAATCTCTGCAAGTGCAAGGGCACCAAGAACTAATCATTGGTCTTCAGGTGCAACTAATGCAGCATCGGATGCTACAGGTACTCCTACCCTAAGTATACCTACTGCAGTAACCGGATTCAGTTTATCTGGTACTACTTTAACAGTAGCCGAGAATACTACTCCTAATCAAAGAAGCGTAGTAGTAAGGGCAACTATGGGTAGTGTATATAAGGAAGTTACGGTAACTCAAAGTGCATACTTAGTAGAATGGAGGTATTATTTAACTACTTCTACTCCAACGTTAAACTTTGATGCCTTAGGTGCAACCAAATCCGGTACCATAAGTAGCTATCGAGGAAAATATATCAATGGTTTATTGGTAGAAGGTTCACATGAAGGAGTTAACATTAAAGTTAAATCTATGTCTGCCGAGATACAAAGGGCTACTGCTGCTGTTGCTATTACAATGAAAGAGAATACTACAACTCAAACTAGAACTGGTACAGTAGTATATGAGCAAGTGGGTTCAGGTAAAACCCTAACCATTACTTGTAATCAGGCTGCAGGTACTGTATCTACAAGGGACGTACTTGAGGTAGTAGATAATTTTGGTGATTCACCTGCTGTAGGAGGAAGTATTTTTGGTTTGGTTAAGTCGGGATATTATGATGTAATTAATGGTAAGGATTCTACTTGGCATAATGTTACACCAACTCTAAAATCCAAATCTTCATACATTACCGATGTAGAAATTACCAAAGCTTCTGGAGATGGTTATAATATAGGAATTACTCTGTCTGAAAATACTTCTGAATCTTCTCGTAGAGCAAGTCTTACTTTAATCTATGGTAGCAAGGAAGTAGATATGGCAACTACTCAAGCAGGTGCTAGTGTTAGTTATAATTATTACTTTGGAGTAACTACGGACTTTCCTTCTGTAGCTGCTGCAGGAGCAACTCCTAAGGCAGTAATTAAATCTAGAAGACATAAAGTTGTGAATGGGGTAGAAGAGTCTTCCTATAATTTGGTAGAAACTTCAGTAATAAGTAAACCTAATTGGACTGGTACCTTATCTGCTAAGGTATCAAGTACTACTGGTTCAGGAGCAGATTATGATGTTACTATACCAGTATATGAAAATACTGAAGCTAGTATACGAAGAGGTACAGTAGTATTACAACAGGGAGGTTCTGGTAAACAGCTTACTTTGAACCTTAATCAATTAGCTGCAAGTATTACTACTAGAGATTATATCGATTATGTAGAACCAATTCCAGATGGAATGTTTTCGGCTTTAGCTCAGAGTATAACTGTTACACTTCAATCTTACAGAGAAACCTTAATTAATGGTAAAGTAACGAGTAAAGTTGCTGTTCAACCTGATTTTGATTTGGATTCTACCGTTACCGATTGGGCTTCTGTAGATTTAATTGGTGGTAATCCTATCAATTACGAATATGATTTTGAGGTTTCTGTAAAAGAAAATACTACTAATCAAACTCGGTCTGGTAGTGTAATGTTTTATAATGGTGCTGCCGAAGTAGAGAATGGTTGGGCATTTACTCAAGATGCTGCAACAATCTCTACAAGGTATGAAATATCTTGGACTGCAAACTATAGTAATGGTACAGTAGAAGAGAATGTAACTGAAGTTGAATTAGAGGGTACTACTGGTATGGAAAATTCTGTAAGAATGGATTTACACATACTAGAATATACTTCTATCAATGGAGTAGAAGGTACTCCTACTTCTTGGGATTCTAGAACCATAGCTGAAAATAACTCGGCAATAGCTTCACCAAGTGGTCAGGTATCTGCTACTCTACAATCGGATTCTGAAAATGCCTTTATAGGTATTAGTAATTCTGTACAGAACTTATCAGAATATCCACGTACTCATACCATAACTTTATATAATCCTAAAGTTGTAATTAACGGTAAAGAGGTAGGAACAGTACCTACCATTACCTTATTGGTAAATCCAGTACCCTATCGGAGGATTTTTATATTCGGTTGGAAAGGAGCTGGTAATACTAATACTAATATAATTCTGAGTGGTGATATAATGAATAGTGATTCTGTTGCTAGCAGAGATATTATTTCTTATGCAAGTTTACAAAGGAATAATGTAGAATTTGCTAAGAAATATATCAAACCTACTTTAATACCACCTTCAGAAGATTGGTTACAAGTAATTGATAATGGTCAGAATTCAGATAATTCCTATAACTATGCCATTAGAGCATTAACCGATAACGATGGAGAATCAGCTAGAAGTCAATCTGTAAGATTTGAACAACCTGGCAATGGTAATCAAGCCTTATATGCTTATGTTAGCCAAGACCCTAGAGATGAAGGATACTTGGGAGGGAGAGTAAATAATAACGGGCCTAGAACAATTAGATTAAATACCATAAAAGATGACAATTGGGTTGGTAATACTGATATACGGTCAGGTAATTATTATGGGCTCGGTACATTAGCTCAAGATGCTATCACAATTGAAACCAATATATTAGTGGGTGGTACAGATAGTAGTACTTATACTCAACAAGTAGAATTAAGTAACTTAAAGTTTAGTAAAAGCGGTAGGCCTGTAACCATTAGTAATGACCCAAATCAAACTACTGATTACGAATATTACTGGGAATTATATCCTTCTACTGGTGTTCCTGCTGGTTTTACAGTAAATATCAGTATGTTATCAAGTGATGGAGATAATGATAATGGTATTCGTTTAGATATAATAAAAAAGAATACTACTGTTTTTTCCATAGGAACCCTAATTGGTACTTTAACTTTAACTCCTAAAGATCCGACTAAGTTACCAATCATTATTTGTGGTGTATATCATAGATATTTTACTTGATATAAATAAAACAATACTGCGGTATTTATATACGTATAGGCCTATATACAAAATTAATTAACTTATGTTTAACATTAAAACTAAAACGTTATGGAATTAAAATCAGGAGAAGGCACTGTAGTGGTAGCTGACAGAGACC